CAAATTGAAAGAACTATCAAAGAAAAAGAAGGAACAGATAAACCAAAAACAGAGATGGCAAAAATAATAACAAATGGTATTCTAAAAGCATTTATTGTATATGTGATAACAAAAAACGAAGATATTGCTTATCAAGAGATAGGAAAGTTACTTGACCAAAATACAAACCGGGGAATACTAAACGAAGCAACTGATATTTTCTTCAGCATGGTAAATGATTATGAGGAACTACATAGAGTAATTGATGAACTCTTCAAAACAGAAACACAAGGCGCAAAACAAGAAGAAGGAAAAGAAACACAAGCCTCAACACTAGGAGCAAGTCTACTAAGTGGTTTTGCAGATGGCTTCCTATCTGTTATAAGAGACATGACAAAGAAGTTTAAGGGAATATACAAGAGGGAAAGAAACAATGCAATGCTTGACATCACTGGCATTGCCAAAGGAATAGAAGTTCCACATGAGATTATGAGATACATCAGAAAAGAAGATGAACAAGAGTCTGAAGAAGAACAACCAGAACAGACAACAATACCATCAATCATTAGAGAGATTTTCAAAGCAAAATCCTCAGTAAGCATAATTATTGACAAAAAGAAAATTGAAAAACCACTCAATGGAACAAGATACCTAACTGATAAAATCCTTCTCAGTACAGGAAGATATGAAATAGAAGGAGATGCAGCAGAAGAGCTTCAAAAAAGAAGGACACATCTAAAAGAACAAATAAAAAAATATGAGCCAATGATGTGCAAAGTGCTGTTTGCCCCACTTGAAACACTTATAAGGACAAAGTTAGAGAAAGAAGAAGACAGGCCTTTCTCTTTCCTATTTGTTCATGATATAATCCACAGAATCATAAGTCAAGATGGGATTTTATTACCAAAAGCAGCCTTTGTATCAACAATGATAGGCGATATATTAGGTAAACATGAGGATACAAGTGTTACTATCTCCACACAACTACAAGAGATGCCAATATATTTGAAAGGAACAGAAAAAGAAGAAATTGAAAGTATAATAGAACAAATATATAAACAAATAATTGGTAAAGAAGTAAAAATAAGGAAAAGAATCAAAAACTCAATAGAAAGAATGAAGATACTGAAATACAATATTTACAAGAATATTGTAAAACTATATCTTACCATATTTACTAATTCGAGAAAGCACTTTGGTTAACCCAGTAATATCTGACACCTTCTTCTTATACAGATCAACCTTCTTTGGAATATTCTTCTCAAATGCTCTTGGATTTTGTCTAATAAACTTTCTATAGTCCTGAAGTTGCATCTTGATTTTCACTTCATCCTTTACATTGTTGACAAAGGATTTCTTCTTCTGTTCAGCCATAGACTTCTCAGCAATTGGACTCAATCTCCTATCCAGAAAACGAAACAAAGACTTAATTCCATTAAAGCTAAATATTGGTTTACCACCAGTTATATCCTTATTAAGATCATCCATTAGTATGCAACCCCCTCTAATTCACCATTATCCTTTATCAGCATCAACCTTTTCAATGTAATTATAGCAGAATGATAAATGAGTTTTGCTGCATCATAAGAGATGTTAATACTGCTAGCAATAGTCTTCAAACCATAACCAGCCATACGCATGAGAATAATATAAGAAAAGTTAGCTGGCAATTCATTGATACACTCATAAATCAAATTACTAACCTGCTCAGACAATACTTTATTCTCTTCAAACGGTATATAGAAATCCTCCTGAACATCATCAATAATTTCACATGCTGGTATATACTTCCTAATAATATATATTATTGCATTGTAAACACTCTTTCCAGCATATGTAGTATACTTGTAATTCCTTGATGGATCATAAGTTTTCAATGATCTCACAAGAGCAAGTCTTGCCTCAGATAAACACTCATCAAACAAAGGAGTTCCTGGTTTGATCTTGAACTTGTTGATGATTATGTCCATAATCAACCCATCATGTTTTATTAATTCATCATTATCCATATCTCACCTTCTAAATATGGTTGATAATTTAGAAGTCATTAGGAGTGTATTGAACTCAACAATGTCATTATAAAGAAACATAATAAAATCCTCCAGCTTCAAAAAATCCTTATCAGACAATTCCATACCATTATACTTGGTTGGCAAATACCAAAATATCTTCCTCCTGGAAACCTTATGATGCTTTATCTTCATATCATTAAACTTACTTCTATCAAGATGTTTAACTGCTTCTTTGAATAAAACAACATTAGGATTCAATAAAGGTTTGTTGCTATACTTGAGAGTCTCCTCACTATCACCAAGATAAACATAAGAATTGTTGTGAAACAGTAAAACATCATCAACAACTTTTACCACACCATAAAATAAGACATCACCCTGTGGTTTATCCAATACTATGTTTCCATTCTTATCCAACTCAATTGGATTCTTCTTACTCAAAACTCTTGCAAAATGAAATGGTGGATTGGTATAAGCATTGATCTGTAATTGAATCATAGTGGCTTCCTCAACAAACATGCATCATTATCACAATAATTTTGCACTTCATTGACTGATACTAGCTCACTAGCATTATAGTGTTTCAAAAATATCTTATCAATATCATTGTTAGTGAAACGAGCAGAAAGTGTAACTAGATCAGAAAATTCCTTCTCCAATTCCTCATTCTTAATACTACACATTGGCACTATATTGCTATCAAAGTTGCAATTATCTCTACAAAAGAACGAAATACCAGAAAATGGGAATCCCTTGCCATCAATATAATCCTTTGCCTTTTCACTCAAATAATCCACTATCTTTTCCTTATCACCTTCAGAAAAATGCAATGTAAAAGATACTGCATTATTCAATATGTTTGCACCTGTTAATATCCAATCACTGTGTGCCTTCTCAACAATACCAAGCATTTTGATTGGATCAATATCCACACAAACACTATCACCTCTAACATAATCCTGCACATCAACAGGAACACTAATGATCTCTGAATTATATAAATCACTCTTATGGATATACTGGTCTCCAAATATCATCTCATAGATGTTCCTAGTGTTCTTATCATTTGTTACATTTATATGTCTAATATACCTCCTATCATACCAGGGGTGAATACCACTAGAGCAACCTAAAAGACAAGAAACAGTACCAGATGGTTTGATACATGTCACTCTGGAGCTACCATGTTTACCATAATACTTCAATACCTCATAACTAACATCTTTTGCCACATTGGCTAGTTTCTTAAGATCACATCGACTATAATGATAACCCTTCATATAGTGGAACAATCCAGTTAAGGAAACACCAAGTAAGTAGTCCTTCTCTGTAATCATCTTGGCAATTGGACAAGCAAAATTAGTATAAGTAGCTTGCACAGCACCAAGACCAGCAGCAATTTTTACAGCAGTCTCCAGAATCTTAGAAAATGAACTTCCAGCAATCTCCTTAGAAACAAACTCACACATGGGAACACAAACCTCTGTCAAATTACAAAACTGATAAGAGTTAACATCTCCACTCCAAGGATCAAAAACAACCTCTGCACAAGGATTGCAAACATGATTTGTGCTCTGAAGATGTAAAACACCAGGCTCACCATATTCAATGGCATTATTAATAACTTCAGTGTATAGTCTCTTAGTATCAAGATTCTTCATAATCTCAGGAGTAACTATCATGCTGTTATTTGCATATGCTCTCCAAGGATAAGTTTTATACCAGTCACCAGTTTTACACTCTCTCATCTCTACATCGTTGAAATCAAAACAAGAGATCAAAGCACTTCTTCTTACTCCACCACTCACAACAGTAGAGGCAAGGATACAAATAATATCATGAACATGAATTGGCTTCAAACGATTTCCTCGAATATGCAACAAGTAGTTGCGAAGTGTTTCTAACCCTTTAGCCAAAGGCTCATGTCCAGGAGCACCACGTCCACAACTCCTCAATATCACTCCTTTAGGTGTAATCTTGCTATAGTCAAACTCAAGATGATAACCAGAGAACTCACCACCAAAGAATGAGGGGAAGAATGATCTTATCAAAGCATAAGATGCCATTGCCCAACCCCAAATACTATCATCAACAACATACCTCTTTACTCCCCTCTTTTCACGATCAATTCTATCTAACATTGCAGGAAGCTTCTCAACATGCTTAAAAAGAATATTATACCCAACACCACAACCACACAAAAGCAAATAATGAACCTTCCAAAAGTTCTCTAGTTTGTCCATAATAATTCCAGCGCAATTATACATCCTCTCATTTCTATCCAGAAATGCATCAAGGAACTGAATGCTTCTCATAGATGGTACAACAAGTCCATAGGTCATATAGCGCAATATTTCCATCTTAGTTATACCAAATAACTTATCCATAACATCTGTAAAATTTCTTTCTCTATTGTGTATTTCAATAAGCCTTTTGCAACTATCTTTAAATGTTAAACAATTCAAGTCTGATCTTGCATAACGAGAATAATAGGTAATTCTGGACAAAAATTGCAAAGAATTATTACCAATCTTAGGAAAGATTTCAATCATGATAGCTCCCCTTTCTGTTAATCTTACAATTACGAAGTGTATCTCACAAAATGAAAACCATTTTCATAGAAAACGCGATTTCTCTTGTTTTGTAATTTTATTATAGAGTCTCTTTCCACGTGATTATACTTGTAATTATAAAAATCTAAAAGCATGGTCAAATAATTATAATCATTCAATTTTCTCCTTGCATAACTATAGTGTATTGCATTATCAGATAAGTCACAACAAGCAGCGCAATTATCATTCATATATCTCAAAATCTTAGAGCAATAATAATTGTTTATATGATTATTACTCAAAAGAGCAACCTTCAAGTTAGTCAAACGTTTGAACATATAAGAGAACAAATCGATAGAAATACCATGATAAGAACTATCTCCCATTTTATTGTTTCTACAAATAAAAACACTAATATCCTGACCAGCTCTATACAACATACGGCAAAGAGAATCAATAAAATATTTCTTTACCGCAATCTTATTGCTAATCCATAACCAAAGCATATCATTTGCAGAAATATCAAGATATTCTATTCTGCTTGATGCTTTAATTCTATCCTCATACATATCAACATAATCGGCCAACATGTTAATAGATTTAGGTGAACAATCAAAATCATGGCAATTAGTAAAAACTAATTTCTTGATATATCTATTGTCACGAATATTGCTAACAGAAGAGTCGATTATCAACTGAAACAGTAGAGGTAATGAATTATAACAATTATCTGCTATGATAATACTTGGATACTGTCCATTATGAAAGAAATCAAACTTCAAACAATCATTAATGCTTGGAGCAGAATTACAAGATATATCCATAAACACCAAGTTGTTGCTAACATTAGAGAGATCATGTAGAAAGTCTGCAACACTATACTCATAATCAAAACAATTCCTCAAAGATAATCCTTCAATCACCTGAATATAACCACTATCAAAAAGCTTCTCTATAACTTTGCTATTTGTTTTTAGACCATCCAAACAGATGCTTCTGATATTATTCTCCTGGATATAGTTGATAAAACTATCGACCTGATAATCAATTTCTTTAGAAGCAATATCTCTCTGAGCAACATAGTGATAAAACTTCAAAAATGGTTCCTTACAATAAGGAACACTATACAAATTGTTGTGAGAAAACAGAATCATAGCCTACTCCAAATCCACAAACAAAACATCCTTACCACCAAGCCTATTCCTCATCACACGAATTGCCTCAGGATTATTGTCACAGAGAACAAACTTCCTTCCTAACTCCAGTGCTGCTACACCTATTGAACCACTACCAGCGAAGAAATCTAACACAATTCCATTAGGTGGTGAAGAAACTGAGACTATCCTCTTGAGAATACCAATTGGCTTTTGAGTAGGGTAACCTGTCTTTTCCTTACTGTTTGTAGGAACAATGGTGTGCCACCAAACATCTGTTGGTAATTTTCCTTTCTCTGCCTTCTCCTTACTAACTAAGTCAGGAGACATGTATGGTATCCTATCACAAGCATCCTGGTCAAAATAATAGTTGTCTTTGTCTTTTACATAAAACAATATGTTATTGTGCTTTGCTGGCCACTTGTTCCTTGGTTTGCCACCATAATCAAAAGCCCAAATTATCTCATTGATGAAGTTCTCTCTACCAAAGATTTCATCCAGAAGAATCTTACAATAATGAACCTCTCGATAATCAATGTGGAAATACAAGCTCCCAGTATTTTTCAATACCCTTTTTGCTTCCACTAAACGAGGATAAAGGAATGAAAGATAATCATCAAACTTGTCATTGTAGGAAGAAATGGAACAAACTTCTACTTTGTATTTATTGCCACCGAAACCCTCATTTCCATCTTCAGAACGAATTGATTTGACTAACCTCCTTGTCATCTCTTTTCCTGTATTGAATGGTGGGTCAATATAAATTAAATCAACAAAATTATCTGGAGCTAATTTGAGAAGCTCCAGATTATCACAGGTAAATACATAACCATCACAACTGGAAAAATCAAACCTTATGATACTTGCATTCAAGATACTTCTCCTTATCACTCTCTTTTACTTCAAAATCAAAGACAAAATCATTGAACCTATCTCTCATAATCTCATAAACCTTCAAAGCCAATTGTCTAATTTCCCAATCTGCATGAATGCTTCCCCTTTGCTCCAGGAAGTTTCTCACTGCCCTAGCATTCATAGTAAACACAATTCGAGTAGGAGTAAGAAGGGGAAGAAGGTATCTAGCAACTCCCCTTAGCTTCTTTCTTTCACTCAGACTAATATCTCTATCAGCATCACAATAGCAAGAATAAAGAAGATAATATAAACTATCATAGCTGGATATACAATCCATAAACCAATCCTTGACAAACTTCTTTGCTTCTTCACCATACCACTCCCCAATCTTTTTCAACAATTCTTCATTAGGTACATCTAGAGGATCACAATAACGTAAAGACATTTCACTGTAAGAACAACCAGCACGATGTCTAATCAGCTCATGAGTTGTTGCCCTACTCAAGCCATTTGCAAGGAATGTAAAAGTAGCATGCTCTAGAACACTTCCATGCCCATGCTCAATAATCTTCCTGATATAAGGAGAACCAGAAGGACTTCTCTTGTCATAGAAAGAATTGTAACAAATCCTCCCAGCAATCTCTACAATTGCTTCAGGAGAATCATCCTTAAAGTAACGTCTCATTTCCATAAATAAATCAGATTTTATGTCGAATAGAAAACTGTCAATATACTTCCACTCTGGAACAGAGTGGGCAATAAGACAAACATCCATATTTGCCCCCTTTAATTGATTACTTGAACATCATCAATGTCACTGTAGTGCTGTTGTTCCTCATGCTTAGTTTCAAATACAACATACGAAGGCTCATTGCTTACTTCATTATTACCCAAAGACTTGTTAACTTGCTCAAGACAATATGCTATAACATAAGTCTCTGTTACTCTCTTCAACCCAGATTGAGATTTCAAATGCTGAAGGATGTTGTTGAGATTCTCCAGCATTTCATCAGTGAAACGAAAGCACTTGACCTTAGGCATGATAGACCTCCTTTAGTTATAGATACAAAAAGAACCCCCTTTGAGTTCCTCACAAATAATCTTACAATACCCATCCTCAAAAGACAATATCCTAGCTTTTCCATCCTTGAAAGTTGCATCAAACAATCCATGTATCCCAACTCTTACAATATCACCATCAACAAAGATCATCATTTGACAGAAATATTCTTCACCATAGACGAAACAATAGGATTTGGCAAGAGCCATTATATCATTATAATTTATCACCAGGTTAGATGCAGAATCTCTATCAATGGTCCTCCCAAAAACATGAACACACTCTTTGTTTCCTGTCAATTCATGTATACATTCAGCAACAATAGAGCCAATTGCCTCTTGAAACTCTTCAAGATTCCTAAACCCATAAAACATAACATATTCTTTTATTTCTGTCATTTCTTTTTCTCTCTTTTATTACATTCATCTAAACAATCCTGATATATACAACCAATAATAATTGTATATGTCAGGAACAGAAAAGAAACAGCAGACACAAATGTTGCCACAAAAATGTCACCATGAAACAGAAAGTAGGCAGAAGTTACCAGGGTTGCAATGAAGCATAGCAATGCTATCAGAAAAGTAATTATAAGAGTCTTCATGGTCACACCATTATCGAGTCATCGTCATCGTCATCACCATCCTGATCGCATGGTGAATCCTCAATGCTCTGAAAATGCCCATACGGATCGTATGGGACGAAGTCCATGCTCCTCAAAAATGTCTCCCATTCCTCATCAGACATGTTGGCCCAACCAGGGAAATCGTCAGGGTCATCGTAGGCTTGCATATTCACCTCCCACACCATTTAGAGATACCGGCAATTATTAAACCCCTGAAGCAGCATAAATATAACACAAAATCTTATTTTCCAGCTTTGAAAGGATTGCCCTGTCTGCAATGTATTATAATCCTGTCAGAAAAGCTATAGAGAATACTATCCAAAATAAACTCTACATTCTCCCTTTTCAAATTACCATTTCCTATTCCTGGAAATGGAATATGGACAATTCCTTCATTCTGATCCAACCACTCATACAATCTCCAACAACTAAACTCTATCAATGATTCAGAAGAATCTTCAAAAGGATTGAGTTTAGTCTGAAATGCTCCATATTTAATCCCATCACACTCCACAGAAACAAATCCATATTTGTAGAATCCTCTCTCATCATTTTCATGCTTTGTAATCTCTTTAGCAAATAGACTAGGCAAAAGATTATCGTACTTTACCAATTCCAATGCAGAACCTTTACCCATTACCAATTCACCATTCTTTTTGATCATACCACAAGTAGTGGCACAGAAAACATGATTACTGAAATCCAGATAATCAAGGAAGCTTCCAATTACAATATTCATGGCATCAACTCCACTCTGATACAGCATCTACAAGGCAAGATTTCAAATCTGAGTAAATAATTGAAGAGGAAACATTGCTAAGATCAATGGAGCAATTACTGTCTTTAGGAAAGAAAAGAAGTCTGTAACAATATTGGGATAACTCCTCATTGTTATTCTGATTCAGCAACACAATGTCTGCCTTCCTAAGACAGACATTTCTTCCTGTCAAGTAACAATATTCAAAGTGATTGTCATAGAAGAATACATAATTTATTCCAATAGCATCAAGGAATGAGGAGATAATATACTTCTCCTTTGTTGTAAAAGAGATAACTGAACTACATTTGTTTTGAGCTTCTTCCTCAATGCTTTTATATTTCTTCAACAATGCTTCCTGCAATGCACAATTGATACACTCTTCCAAAGACTCATAAGAAATCAACTCTTCATTGTTATGAAACACAACAAAGTGATTAGTGTTAGAATCTTCATCATATTCTTTAGAGAGATGAAAAACATAGGAATCAAATAGTTTGAAAGAGACGACAGATTTTACACTGTCATCAACAACACTACACTTCATCTTACCTTTACTAATCCTGTTCCACTTGTCAAGTGTATCCTTGACAAAACCAATCTCTTCATCAGAAAGAGACAAAGGCAGATCATCAACCTCCTGAAAAATGTCAGACATAACAAACCTCCTCAAATTGAACAAAAGTCAATAGATAAGTTTAGGGTTCTTAGAAACCATCCTTGAAACCGCTTTATGGTTATCGATAGACCCAACAACCAGACTTTCATCCACAGAGAAATCAACATACTCTAAACTACCATTATTTCTGTTTGCAGTGTTGAATAGATTATCAGCAATGTTGTTCAAATCACTATAATCTATCTCAGAGAGCCAAGATTTTACACTCATTTGTCTAGGTATGCTAATTGTAATCTGTTTGATTCTCTTTCCAACATTTGTATTCAATATGTCATTGATCATATCATAATACGATGAACTAAAATCTTCAGATACAGAACTAGCATGAGGATAGAAAAGTATAGAAAGATATTCTAAATTACTCTTATCTCCACTTGAATCAAGCTTCCTCAAATTTTCAACAAATGCCTTCATTGATCTTCTATTCACATAACCAAGTTCTAATCTTGACAACTTAGGAAACAAACCAGACATGAAAAATGTGTTTACATCATTTCTACTGAGCAAAGGAACAATAAATCTAAAGTCACGCAAATTGGTAAGCCTATGCCCAACTAGTCTAATAAATCTATCCAAATCTAACTTATAGTCTGGCAAAAAGGTTTCATCATTGTTTAGGGAAGGAATAGAGACACCAGAATCTTCATAATCTTTTCTATCAATATAATCATCTATATTTACTTCTCCTGCATATTCATCATAACTTTCATAAGGACTTAAAGAGGGAGTTACAGAAGGATGTGTACGTAAATCTGTTATTACAGAATAATCAAATCTCTTCAAACGATCCCAAAAAGCATAATCTTCAAAATCAACAATAGGCTCACTAAAAGAAGGATCAAAACGACCTCTTTTAACAACCAACCTAAGTGCCTCTATTGGTCTTTTTCCCTTTGCAATCCTATCATCTAATCTCCTAAATAACTCATGAAAAACATGGTTGACTAGAGCTGAATAGCTGATTCTTCTTCTATAGGGAAGATTTCTAAACATATTGTTAACGTGAAAATTGGCTTCCAATTTTCTCAAGTTATCAAATGGAAAATAATCCAACAAATGAAAAACAGTCCTACCATCAGGATTATTATCCATATGATTAACTCTAGAATTGACATCATAGTACAAATGGCTCACACTACTAAAAGTATTTTTGCCTTCAGGAAACACAAGAGCCTTTAATGTGCTCTCAACAAATGCCAAAGGTGTTTCCAATCTAGTATCAGGAGAATACAAATTTGATCTTAGAACACCAATAGATGAAAGATTGTGGCCAAGATTATAATCATTTTTCGTTATTACACGAGTCTTACCCTTACGAGCTAAAGTAATAATTCCGTTTTCTGGTGGATTGTTGTAATATACAATACCATGCCCGAATATATCTCTTGGGAATCTATAACCATCATAATCAACAGCATACGTTAGGAACTTACCAAAACCAAATCTATCATAATCATAATTGCTATAAAGACCTTCCAACAAACCACCATAAAAAACAGGATTTGTAAGATAGCGACCTAATCCAACAATATAATTCTTTTTAGACAAATCAAAATGACTTCTATATGAACCAAGCACATCATCTAATAAATTGCCAATATAATTATTATTTCTAAATAACTGTCCAATAAAGTAATATTCTCTTGGTGTAAGATTATGTGATTCTGCTCCAGGAAATGATATTGGCATATTATTTGCCTGATACCTGACAAAAGAGGCATATTTTCCAGCATTATTTTCATCAAGAGCATCTGCCAAAATCATCCTTGGCAATGCATCTTCTGGGTTGCTTCTAGCCTTATCACCTAAAGACTTAGCAACTGTGTTGCTAAGAAAGATGTGAATCAATGGTAATTGCAATTGGTCTAAAATATGTCTCCTAGACATATCTATCTCCAATAGACAATATTTTCTCAAACAGTGTTAATATTACGCAACTTCAGTATGGTATCTGTTTCTTCTTTCATACAACACCTCATTTATTATTCACAAAAGAGATACTCTTGAGTATAGTGTCTCGAACTGGTTGCTTTATCCTTGTCTCAAATATATCATCATATTTTAGTGGCATATTACAGAGTTCTTCTATGGTGTTTATGAATCTATCCTTATTATCATCATTAACAATTATGCTAAGTATGTCATTATACACTAAGACACTATCACCAATAATGGTGTGTCTTAGTAATAAATCCTTGTCGCAGAAATAGAGTTTATACTTCAAATTGAACATCTCGACAATTTCTACAATATCTTCAATATCCTTGTTGTTCATTTCCAATCCCTCAATAAATCAAGTATCAAGAAATGTAACAATGTGAAGACTGCACCACTTTCCATACATTCTTTTCAAATGATCATATAGCTTCTTACCAACATCGTCAAGATCATCATACTTTGCTCTAAAGTATCTCTTGTTTTTGCTATCCCATCCAGACCAACCTGTGGCTCCTAGAAAAATACTAGCAACTAATGGAATGCTAGTATGCTTTTTGATAATGTCCTCTTCATCCTGAGAATTGTATTTGGGGAAGAAGTATGTTGCTCTCTTTCCAGTGTCAGAACCAACATAGGCCTCACAAACAACATCATAGCATCCAGTCCAGCAACAAACTGGAATGCCATACTCATCTTCATTTGGAACAACAAAGAGCTTTACAAACAATCCACCTTCTTTGGTGTCTCTATACTTCCTACTGTTCACTGGAAAGTGAACATAGCCAGACTGATAGGGAAGTCTACGAACAGTAATCATATCAATCACCTCTTTGTCATTTGAAAACAATTCCTGCCAAAGCAACAAATACCTTCAATTCCCCATCACTTGGTTCCTTCTCTAATCCATCTGTGAAGAAAAGAGCATACTTGCTATTAGGAACAACAAACATTGGCTTACCAACAGACTTAACAACCCTTTTGTTTCCAGTACCTAAATCATAAATATCATACATAAAATCAACAATGTGTTCCCAATATCCAAGATCAAACATCCTATCATTATCAAAGGCTATCATATGCTTATGAAAATTGATGTAAATATTGTGCATATTATCAAGTGGTAGATGATTTCCTTTTTCTATCTCCTTCAACCAATTGTGAATAACTTTGTTTTTATGCTCATTTATAACAGTCTTGCTATTATCAACAACCCTACAAGCACCACCATATTCAATAACAGGATACCAAGATTCTTCATTAACAACAGAATAAACATTGTCCATTGTTGCTAAGACAAATACAGAATTAGATAAATACAAAAAACTATAGTTGTTAGTGTAAACCCTATCATCACTAGCAAAGTCTTTTTTAGACCATCTAGCCTTCTTTCTAAGGCTTTTGTCTAATTTGAACAACTTCTTTGCAACATGACTCTTCACTGGTGACAAAATAGTGTCCATAACTCAATCCTCCTCTGTCAACATGGTTAACACACTATACTGTTCATCTACTGGATTGTCATATTGACACTTCCTAAACCCAATTAGTTTAAGAATCTCCAGAACATGAGAAGTGCTCTCTCATTTCATCCACTCTAATAGTTACTGGGGAGAAGAAACATACACACCCTTCTTGGCAAGTTCTACAGAGCATCTAGTACACAATTAAGTCTTTGATTCACCAGAATCATTTCTATAATAAACCTTTCTATCACCTAGTATATTACCTCCTAGCGGGTGAGAAGTCAACAGGAAAATTCCATTTTCATCATTTTTTCATATTTCCCCTCCCCCGCTGAACAGCTAGACATCGGTGAAAATAACCGTGCTCTCATACTTGTACACCAAGTCAAATAGCTCCCCATAAGCTCCTAAATCAACCCTCTGCCGCCAAAATAGCACAGCCCTATGAACCGGCAACTCCGCCCCCACAGCATGACGTACCCTAACCTTGACACACCCTCCCACCCTATCGTAAAGATACCGCTCAATACCTCCCCAAAAGCCAACAAAGCCGCTCCCCTCAACCCTCAGTAAACCACCTACCGGCTTCAACCCCACCTCCTCACCGTCCACTACCCTGCCCTCGTCATAATACTCCACCCTGTCCAATAACTTCCGCCACACCAACACCCTGCCGTCATAAAGCGTATAATCAGGGATAACCTGAAAGCCTAGCCGCGGACTCCTACACTTCGTCAACTCCAGGCCCAAACAGTATAAGTCGATCTCGTTCCCCCTCCTAAACCGACAAGCTCTCATAACCGGACCAGTATCACTACGTAAATTGACCCCAAACACCGGAAACGACCCGAATGCGGTCATGTACCCCTTGCTCCTATCCGAAAACGGCGGGATAGGCGGCCCCTTATACTTGGTCGAATAAACAAACGTCCAAAAACGATCCGGTACCGCCCTCTCCAATAAACCCACCACCTCAAACGGCACCCCTCCAGCAACTCCCTCCGCCTCCCTCACCACCAAGAAACTGTTCATACCACCACCTCCCTGTCCCAGGGAAAATTACAACTCAGTAAACCCTCCATCCGCTTCACCAAATCTTCACAAAATCTTCACATTACCTACTAGTCCGGCCGGGACTCGAACCCAGAACCTTCGGCTTATAAGGCCGACGCTCTCGCCTGTTGAGCTACCGGACCGATTATCGTAAACCAAATACGACTTCGTGCACACCAGCCGGAACGGTTCCCACAACCTCACCGCTCTCATTCCCTATACGGATTGTCGTAGGATACGGGCTGTTGAGCAAAACGTATCTCATTTTACCATTACCAAGCGGTCGCCATTGAATAAACTGCATGTAGTCGTTGACAAGGCAGTAAATGTTCCTCGCCTTCACCCATCTAGGTCGCCGCTTTGGGCTGTTCCAAGAGTTCATTGCCAACTCGTCAAACTCGCCAACCTTTATAATCCCAATGTCGCCGTCGCTTCCAATACGTTCGTAGTCAACAGAATAGGATCGTTGGTAGGTAATCTCCATGTCCGCACCATAGGACCCACCCTCAGCATGCTTCACAAAAAATGCGCTGCGAAACTTGCCGCCGTTCTCATTCCATGCGATGAACCCTGTCCCAAATTGGTCAGCAAGCTTGCATAGCTCTCCATAGCTGAACCCCGGCTCTCCGCTCTTGCTTTCATACATCGCAACGAGCCGCACAAGACCGGTACCGTACAGGCTCAAGGCTCCCCTGCCAGAAATCAGAATGGTATCCTTACCGGATAGGAAGTGGGCCTTGGGATAATCGATTACCGTCATAGGCACATGCTCAAAGTCATAGCGCGTCCAGTAATGCTCGTAGTACAAGCCATTTACCGTTATGGCTCTGTAGTAGCAGTAATAAGGGCCGCTCCCTCCCACGATCACAGCCGGTTTCCAGGTTGGCAGCTTGTAGTTTACTGTCAGAACGTTACCCATAGCTAGCTCCTAGGCATGCGTTGCTCTTTTACCTTTGGGATTTCTTCCCAAGATGCCTTGCATAAATGGTCATCCTTGGCAATTCTCCACAATAATCTTTACTTCTTCTTCATCCCAATAGTCTTTCCATCTTTGAAGCATTGTTTGAAGTTGTTCTTTAGTAACCTCAAACAACACCTCATGTTTCTCCAGGCTAAAGCTCACTATACCAAGATCATCAAAGTAATCATAGAAATACCCATCGTGAAACATCGCTACTCTCATGCCCTGTTCACCATCACGATGAACAAGGTAAAAATTACCAGGAGTAAGATTTACCCTATTCATATTCTCTCCTTTCATATTCAAATCCTGTAATGCTTTTTAATCTCTTCAATCTTCTTCTCATGATAGGCAATCAATTCTTCTCCAGTGGGAGGCTCCCAAACATGTTCTCCCTCTTCCACCTTGATTCTACGACCTTCTGGTTCATCAGAGTAGACAAAGTCTAGAATCCTATTCATTTGCTGTATCTTTGCTTCATATTTTTCCTTCAGCTTCCTGTTTTCTTCCTCTAGTTGACGCATCCCAAGTTCAACAGTATTTTTGGCAACATAACTGTCAGGATGCCCAACATAAACTTCGTACCATTCAATCCTTGCCCCTTCAGGCAATTCAGTAGCACCTTCTGGTAAACGTGGACCAATGTACTGACCAACAAAGATTCTGTCAAGATATTCTGCTTTTACAGATACACGATTGCACTCAACATCATAATCCAAAATCTTGCTGTACAATTTAGCTGTGTTTTCATGTCCAACACAACTAACTACCTCAAAATCAAGCCCAATCCATTTAATGTAGTTGGCAGGATCATTGATCTTTTTAACCAGAAGGACAGCATCACCAGGAATCATACTGAGTGAGAAAGCATTGGAAATATAAACCTTGGAACGGACAACCTTCAGTGGAATGCCAAGGCAGTACTCTTGTGAGTTACTCATAGTGACATCCTCCCTTAGGTAAACAAAAGAACCAAACTCAGTTATCCACACAGTTTGAACTATTGCCACAATCTTGCATAACAATCTTCAGATAACTGGCGAGAGAGAAGTCAATCACACAATTACAGAGAAACCTAAAAACATTTGGAATATTACCTGTTTTGTAAATCTCTCTTACTTTTGAATCAGAAGTAATGTAAAAGAGTCTATAAATAATTGGATTGCTTCCCTCCTTTACAAGCATCAAATCCTTCCCAAGCACACTAACCTTGTAGACCAGCCTATTAATATCCTTTTCCTCACAGTAATACACAGATAGCAAACCATCAAGATTGGTAGCAATGATGGAAATCAGCCTCTCTTCTTCAGCATCAAACTTGACAAGATTCAGAGTGTCATTCTGTGGCATCATAACTAACTCCTGTTCACTCCCGCATTCTCTTGCGTTGCCTACGTCAGCAACGTCACCATTAATAACCTATGGCAACCAACCGATATAACGGGAAAATAGAAAAATGAAATGATTTTTCATAAGTCTTTGGAGAAGATGGTGATAAAGAATGCTCCTGGTAGGACTCGAACCTACAACCAGTTGCTTAGAAGGCAACTGCTCTATCCATTTGAGCTACAGGAGCAGAACTGTCAAATCTTGTTGAGTATCTTGATCAGTCCATTGTCATTGAATACAAGATATAGAGCATCATTTCTTTCCACACTAGGATATGATACAATAACCTCCTTCTCAGAATTGCCATCAGGAAGAGTTTTGTTGTTTACCTTCACATTAGAAGGAATATATTTTGTTGCTCTGTAAACAGTTACAATTGAATCAACAACCTTGTCACATAGTTCCAAAGAAATGTTTGATTCATTCAGTTCCTTTACCAACTTTGCCATTGTGGTACTGAGATAGAGATAGGTGCTCAGCAAATTAACAATCTTCTTCAGGAATTCTTCACTTGTCATAGGTCATTCTCCTTGTTCAAGAGGACAGAATCAAACCATTCCCTTGATTATAGAGTCAATGTAAAAGACTCCCCTTTCATTATCTTTTGGTGAAGGAAAAAGACACATAAATGCAGACTCATTCTTACAAAGATCATAAGACTTTAGCTTTCCAAAAGTAGAGCAAAATGCATTGATTCCTGTCTCTATTGGCAAATAGATGTCATAAATATCCCCCTTTATGATTACATCATCCAATTGTGTTGGCACAATAAACCCTATAAATGGCCTAAAGTAATCATTTAGGTCAATTGTTGTCTTATAGATGAAGACAAGTTGCTTCACAAAGACAATCTCCCCATACTCCCTCTGATCATCAGAAGTCAGTACAGCAAATGGTAGACGAATCTTGTTTGTATTCTGCAAATATTCCATAAGAGTCATATTCTCTTTATACTCTTTATCCTGTCTCATGTAGATTTCCTTGAAAAGGATCATAGTGTTATCTGGTCTAAACTCAACAGGGAAGACACAAAGAGAGACAGAATTACCTTTGATTGGCAATCCCTTTCTGTTGAAGTAATCAACAATACCAACCTCTTTCTCAACACTATCCAATACCTTGTGTTTATTCATATTTCTTCTACCTCCTCAGATTCATGAATAAACTGTTCTATCTGCTCATCAGAAATAACATTGTCTGATTCTACAAGTTCTTCACCTATAGAATCAGTAATGTACATATCATAAGTGTCAAATAAGAATATCTTATTGTCTGAAGGATAATTTGTTTTTATTACAGAAAGATAAGATTGATTCTCTTCATTCTTGTCTACTCTCAAAACTACTCTTGATATACCTGTAAAACCAATACTTCCTAATCCCTGTTGAACTTGATTACCATAACTACTGCCATTCCCATTACCATTCCCATTCCCCTTAGTCTTTCTCAAGTGTCTAACAACAATTGTGGTCATACCCCTACTTCTACACAAACCAACAAAGAATCCAAGTATCTTTCTGATTTCAACATCTGAATACATTATATTAGAGTCTCTCAAGTAAGATGAGATTGGATCAATAATTACAACACGTACATCATGTCTTTCAATCACTCCTTTTATCTTGTTTATATCATTAGGAAATACTGGAAAGTCATTGTAATACAAAAACTTATTAGGATCAGCTTTCATCTGCTTGATTCTGGTCTTTATGGAGGAGACTGTATCCTCATGAGAGATGATCAATACTTTTCCATTATCATACCCAGTAACACCAAGACAATTGTCTAGAGAACATATAAACTTATTTCCAGAAACAAAAGCATAAGACAAGGCTAAGGAAATGAAACTCTTTCCACAACCAGGATTTCCTTCAATTAATATCAACTCATTCCTTGGTATCATATTTTCTACAAGCCATATATTACCATCTAGTTCCTTGAAATCAGAAATACTCAATACTTCATCTTTGTATAACCAACTGAAGAAGGATTCTAGTGAAACAGAAATATTATTGTCATAAATATGAACAAGAAGATCATCAATCTTTTCCTTTTGTATTCCAGTTTTCTTAACCTTCTCCCAGTCAAAGTAATAAATATTCTTTATCTCTGTATAATTCACCAATTCTTTGAGTTCTGTTAACACATCAACATCAGAGTCGTAGACTAGAAAGACAATATCTTCTGGTTTGAATAAATTACTCTTATAGCAACTTATTACATCCTTTTCAAGAGTCAATTTAGATTGACTACCAATAACATTACCAATAATATTCATTCTATCAAACAAAATAGATGTAACAATAGACTTTAAATATCCTTCAATGAAATAAAAAACATTACTACCATCACTTCTTACTAATGATGGTAAAGCTGGAGAAAGATTATAATACCTTCCATTTGGACTATCTATTAGTCTCAACTGATAATGATTTGAACCATCTTGTGAATTAATGGGAATGATAAGACAGTAAGACTGTTGATTATTCTTATCAAATATTCCTGGTTTTATACCATACTTCTTAGCTTCACTCTCTGTTATTCCCCTTCTAGATAACTCATTCAAGTGTTGAGAGTGAAAGACATAAGCTAATGTTAATGTACCTTTATCATAATTCTTTTCCTTATTCATCCATTTCCTCCTATCAGGAAAACTAATATCTTCTCCTACCAAATGAGAAATCTTCTCCTCAATCACCTCCTTGTATTCTAATACTTCTGACATAGAACACCCAGCAAAACATTTACATTTGACAATCTTCCCATCAGAAACACCAACAGACAAAGAAGGATGAACATCATGGTGAGCAGGACATCTAATGGTGTAATACCTGATCATATATACTCACCACCAGGTTAGGCAGTAATGCTGCCATATTAACCCCTTTCCCAGCAAAAAGGATAACAGAAAAATGGAAATTACCTCTTCCAATTCCCCATTCCCAATTCCCCCATCACCCAATAACCCAGGATACCCATAATTTTTGATTATTTCGCTTATAATCGATTTTCCTACCAAAAGTATATCATTACCCTCCCCAACCCAAAATAATCGATTATACGCAATCCTATGAGGAAATAAAGGCATTCTCATGGGATTGAGGAAGGAAGAGTGCACCATTAACCATTCGCCATTCGCTGCTTTCCACCGCTCGCTGCTCGCTGCTCACCGCTCACTGCTCACTGCTCGCTGCTCGCCATCAACCATCTCAATTCCCCATTTCACCAGAAAAATAGAAATCTTGTTAGATTTTACCCCTTTCAGGGGTTAATATAGGGTGAGAGAGAAGGGAAGTAGAAGGTAAGAGAGTAATTAATGGGTTAATTAACATAGAATTAATTTCACTGAATTAATTACATTGAATTAATTCACCTAATTAATCATACACTATTAAGTGTGTTAATAACTTAATTGTATGTGATTAAGTCAATGTAATTAAATGAAATATTATTCACCATAATTAAAGTCACTGTAATTAATGTAGTGTAAATGTAATGTAATATTATCATATGGTGTTAATACACTAATATACAGTGTAATGTAATTGAATTGTTAATGTATGGGAAAAAGTATATGCTTATTCTATACTAGTGTATGATATAGTTCATTTAATTGGGTTAATTACATTGACTTTAATTCATATGATTTAATTTCACCTAATGAAGTTTTAATTCAATGTATATGAGATATATTCTCTAATCTAGTGAAATATACTCTTAATAGACTTATTCTATTTGGTGAATAATATTCACATTAATTTGCACTAACATTAAGAGTATTCTAATATATTATTTATACTGTACACTTTAAGTCTATGTACTATTAACATAGTGTTAATATTGTGTTAATATTATGTGAGGAAAAGAATATATTCTCTTTACATTAGGTGAATTAATCTAATGTAATTGAAAAGAAATATATTTCTTCTATTCAATTAAATTCAATTGATATTAATTCATATGATTCTAATGTCAATGTAATTAATTGCACCATAATATGGTGTTAACACACTATATATTCTAGTGTAATGTAATTAAACTAATTTATGGTGAGAGAAGATATACTCTTAATTACATTGACTTAATTTATGTGATTTAATTCACCTAGTTTAATTCACCTAATTGAATAGAATTAACACTATTCTTTCACCCACAATATTAACCCAATTAATAGAAGATATATTGCACTCTAATTAAGTGTTCTATTCAATGTAATTAATTCAATTAGATGAATATCATATACATTAGGTGATTAATACACTTAATAGTCTATTCACATTAATTTCATGTAATTAATTCACCAACTATATGATTCACCTAATAGAGAGTATATTACACTTACATTAGATGTATTAATTCACCATAATTAAGTGTATTAATCATATGAAATAAAATAATGTTATACTCCTAAAGTATATGTTAACACTCAATTAAATAATCTAGTGTATTACATTAAGTGTATGAGAGAAGAATATGATTAACACTATTACTACTCACCTAGTGTTAATAGACTAATGTCTTCTCACATTAATCTCTTCTCATTAATCTTCTCCCATTAATTTCACCTAATAGAGTATATTAGATTAATCTAGTGTATAGACTATACTAAGTGTATTAGTCTATTAACCCCTAATTAGGGTGATAATATTCACCTAATGAATTAACACCTAGTGTAATTAAGGTGCATTAACACTTAGTGTAATTAACACTTAATTACAGTGAAATTAATAGAGTATTAAACTAAGTGTATTAATCTACTAGGTGAATTAATCTACTAGAGTATATAATACACTTAATTATGGTGCAATTTAATTACATTGAAGAAGATATATACTCTAAAGTATATGAAAGAACATATACTCTTAATCATATGAAAAGAATATATATTCCTAAAGTATATGAAAAGTATATGAATAATACAACATTCCTTGGAAACATTAGATTCAGTTGTTACCCTCTATTTTTTGATTATTTGCTCTATAATCGATTTTGTGGTCTTGGGAGTATCTTTCATCATTTTGGATAGAGATAATCGATTATAAGCGATTTTAGAAGGAAATAAGGGTGTTATTGGGTGATGAGTGGTGAAGGGTGAGTGGTTATTGGGGAGAAGGGTGAGTGGGGAATTGGGGAGTGGTGAGTGGGCAGTAGTGATTAGCTGTTAATATGCCCTTCTTCTCCTCTTGGTCATAAAAATCTTCCAAAATTCTGTTATCCAATCTTTTCCCCAGGTGTTTAATAATGCGACCATAGAATAGTTATGGCAATTACTCACTCGAAAGGAGAATGATCATGCCTTCTGTTTACAAAATCCCAAGGAAGAACAATAATCAAAGTTCTTCTACTACTCAGGAGAATAATTCTCCTAAGCAATCTAATGATCAATCTAAGAGAAAGTTTTATCCAAAGAAATATCAGAGTAATAGACAAGAGAATAATAGTGTCAGAAACTCTATTGTTCTTCTAGGAACATATAAAGTATCTTCTGATGGTAATGTTTATATCTCAAAGAATGGGAAAGGATATATAGTTCTTCTCATTTATGGGAAGTATAATAATAGAATAAACATTAGTTATTTCTTTAATCAGAAACAATTAGATAAGATTTTCTATAACATCAGGAATAATTGGAAAATAAATCTTGATGAAGTAGAAGGTAGTAATGATTTAGAGAAACTTAAGAATTATGTGAAAAGTAAAATGTCTATTGATATTAGTAGTAATAGTGAAGAAGAAATACTCTTAAGATCTTTATCTTCTCTTCTTACTATTCCAAGATATTGTGATATAATGATCAAGGAAGATAATAAAGGAAAATTCTTATACTTTTGTCATATCAAGGAAAAGAAATCTTTTTCCTTCAATAAGGGTAATAAGAAGTAATTTATTAGGAGAATAAACAATGGAAAATGAAAAATACAATAAAAAGAATTGGTTACATAGAGAAAGATTAGATGAAGAAGATACTCTTTATGCTGGAAAAGCAAAAATATATTGTGATGGAAACATATATAAGTCTAATCATGGAGTAAAGTATTTAAGACTATCAATTGAAGGGAATTACAATAAGAAGTATAAGATAAACTATTATTTCCATAATTCTTCTTCTCAAGTGAAGAATATACTAGACAATGCAAGTAAACTCTGGTTTAAAGATGTTGACAATAAAAGCAATTTCAATGTCAATGATCTAGTTGGTATAGTAAAGAGAGAAAATAATGATTTAGATATTTCTGATCCAAAGAGTGATAAGATTGAAGATATTGCTAATTGTTTAGCAGATGTTCTTTCTGTAATTCTTTCTAAACCTAAAGTAGCTCAAATTATTATTACAAGGAAACAAGATATTTATAAAGTCTATTTCTGTAAGGTGAGGAAAGATAGGAAAAGAAATAAGTAGTGGAGGTTAGATATGAATCCAATACTTGTTAAAGATGTTTGTAATGTTATCAATGTTCCTCTTCCTTCTAGTTTTTGGAAGGAACAGATTTTACCATTTGTTCCTGATATTTCTATTGATCTCTCTACTGTGATTGAGAAGGAAAATAATCATTACAGTGAAGTGTCTGAAGTGTTGAATTTCCTTCTAGAGACATTTGACATTAGTATAAACTACATTCATATCATCTACTCAATCTACTCTTCTATGTGTTCTATTGCCTATCTTCTGAAGGATGATAATATTATCAAGATAGCAGCCAATCAATTCAACTTTATTCACAAGTATTATGAGAAGAGTGAGTCACTGTATGTTGACATATTACATGGATTGGACTTCATTCAAGATGGATTCTCTAATGAGAAGTTTGAGACTGTTGTTACTCCACCTCACATGAGCAAATTGTTTAGTAAAATGCTCTATGTGTTTGTGAATATATTTTTCCTAGTAAACTATAGACATTCACAGTATGATTATTACTTCCTGAGTAACTTCAGAGACAGTATCAAGGAATTGGGTAATCTAAGTTTTGATGTCTTGGGTAAAGAGATTATTGAGTCTTATAAGAATGCTGATTCTCTGGATGAAACATTGTCTGTAGTTGAAGAGGTAAAGAAGATTTTCAACCTTCTTCTAAATGATAATGTCACTTTCCTAATCAAAAAGAAGGGTGGTGACTCTGAGGTTATCAACAATGTTGTTCTGAAAATCAATCCTTTTGTGGAGATTGAAAAGATAAAGCTATTCAGGAACAACCTTACAAAGATGAGACCCTTGAGAGATATGTGCAACCATCTGGTAATCTATTATCTCTCCTGTGTCAATTGCTTGAAAAAGCCTCAAAATGTTCTTAAATCTGTTGAGGAACTGCATAATTTTGTTATCCAGGACATGGGCAAAGTGGTTAATGAGGTGATGTCCCTCAATAGGATATTCAAGTCCAAGCTGGTTGATATGCTTGTATAGTTGGAGGTATTAGATATGGACATTTTACTTGAGAAGTTTTGTGAGAAGAAGTATCCAATCCCTTCAGATTTTGTTAAGGGATGGTTTGAACTTGTTGCACAGGTTGATTTATTTTATGATCTGTGCAATTTGAAAGATGATGAAATTAAAGAGTTTCAAGATGAAAATAGTGTATTGGAGTTCTTATCAAAAGCTTATCTCTCCATCAACTCCATATGCTTCTCTATTCTTTCTGCTAATGATCTTTATGAAGAATTGTCCTATATTTCTTCCAACCTCTGTGAGGATGAAAATGATATTGTCAGATTGTTTTTTGACCTGAAGAAATTGTATGATAAAATGGTAGATAATTATGAAAGAAATTATCGTTATCCTCACAACTACTGGTTTACCTTTGAACCTAATTTTCATAGGTTTATGATGGAGAAGATTGAAGAATTGTTTAGTGTTATTCTTAGTTCTGGTGATTTGAAATCTGGTAAACTCTATGATTCTTATAGAGAGTATGTGAAAGAATTACTTGACAGAAATATAGCTGAAATATTTCGTATGAGAACAAATCTTGATTATGATGTGATAATTTATCGTAAAGATTATCAGGACAACATAGATTTTGTCTACACAAAGTCTGATGATAATGAAAGCATTCATAAGCCAGACATTTATGTTGGTGTTTTGGCTAAGTTCAAATATCCAATTGTGGGAAGGAATACAGTTTTGCACAAGTGTATGATGTGCTCTGAGTATTACTTTAAGAAAGCTGTTGGCCATCATTATGCTTTGTTGACTGGTCAACCTAATAACTTCCTTTTTGTCAATCCTGAGGCACCATAACGGAGGATTTTATGCAACAAGGTAGTCAAGAGTGGCTTGAGTTCAGGATGGGCAGAATAGGCTCATCTGACATTCCTTCTATACTCAATCTTTACCCCTTTTGTTCCCGCTCTATGCTTTTATGTCAGAAAGCAGGATTGGTAAAGCCAAAGAAGAAGAACAAGTATATGATTCAGGGTAGTGCTTTTGAATGTATTGCAAGACAAAAGGTATCCAAGATACTTGGAGAGTATGAGCCATATGTGTTTACTGGACACAAAGACTATAGTTTTCTCATGGCTTCTGTTGATGGTGTTTCTAAGGATAAGAGTAGTTTCATTGAAATAAAATGTCCCTCTGAATCATCCCACCTAATGTTTAAGGAATCAGTGCCAATCTACTATCGTCTTCAGATGTCACACATAATGTTTGTTAGTGGAATAAAGAAGGGTTATTTTGTCTCTCTGTTTCAAGATGATGTTTACATCAAAGAGTTTGGTGAAGAATTATCCTCTTTCTTCCCAGACATTCTTTCTTCATCTACGGACTTTTACAATGAGCTTGTGGAACTAAAAGACTTTATGAGCAAAAATGAGAGTAAATTGAAAGAGATTATTGAAATCATCAAAAGCAAAGAGCACAAGGAGCTTGTTGATGTATAACAGAATAAGAGGTGTAATTAACTTGGAAAGCTTGAATATTGTTGATTTTCGTAATATGCTTATTTATGTCTATGACTTCACTTATGAAGTGAACAATAATTTTGTTACTGACAAAGCTTTTTTGATTTCCTATAAGGATGTTGCAATAGATACTCGTTGTAGCTCAATTATAAGGTCTTTACAGAAGCTAAAGGAAAATAGAAGTGTTATTATTCAATGCTTTGTAGTTGATTGCAAGGATTATTTATTTGCTCATGAGTTTTATTTTGACAATATGCCAAGATATTATATTGTCAGCTTACTTCTCACTAAGGAGCAGAGAAATGAATTATCAAAAAGTGGAATCAGAATTGACACAATCAAAAGGCTTAAAGAAGAATACTGTAAAGATACGAATCCTGAGTATGCTATCAAGTAAGTTTAAGGGATTTTTTCCAGATTCCAATATTAGTAGGAGATTATACATTGGAGAGTCTTCTGGTGAGAAATTGTATGTTGTTTATATTCCCTTTGGATTTAATTGTCAATTTGGAACAGATTATATTGGATTGACAGTTAATTGCATTAGGACTGAGATTGATGGCTTCCTTGTTGCTGATCATATTGACAGAATTGATGATGATGCTGATCCACCAGTCAAGAGTTGTGGGTATATTATTGAAAAGAAGGATAATGGGGTTTATATTATTGACAATACTGGTCACACAATATTTGAAGAATGTGACAAGGAGCTTCTGGACACAATAAAGGATGAAGATATTCCCTTGTATGTTGAGTTTGAATAAGGAGGCACCATCATGACCAAGACTAAGAGTTCTGTGTTTGAGTTCAAGAGCTGGAGTGACTTCTTTGAGAAGAAGAAGTTTACTCCTCCATCCAAACTACTTGACATTGTTTTATCTGGATGTAAGTTAGTTGATGTTCATTTCCACTTCAATGATGTAAAGGCTTTTGAGAAGTCTTACATCAATTCTAATGATTTTGAAAATAAGATTCTTGACCTGTCTAATTTCTATTATTGCATTGAGAGAGTAGCAAGCACTATAAATAAACTATCTATGTTGCTGTTTAGTTTTGAGAGTTCAGTGATTAGTTTTATCAATAGCAAATATATGGATGTTAGAGACTTGATTATGTTCAAATTACATGTCAATGATTTTTATGATGAGCTTTATGAGGAAAAGGTTGTCAATCGTTTCAAGTATTCTGTAGCTCCAGATCGTGCTTATTCCAACATAGAAGACTTGTTCAATTACACACTTTATCATCTTGAGAAGATTATCTATAAGAAGTCAAATGATGTCTTTTGTAGTGGGAAAATAAAAAACTCTTTCCTTTGTGAGAAGGTGTCGTTGGAAGATATAGCATCTGTGTCAAAGGCAGTAAAGGCATTGATTGATAGGAGTGAGATTATTGTTTATGTTTATGGTGTAAATTACAATTGGGCTAAAGGTACATTTGTTGATTGCTTTGATCAAAAAGTCTATTCCAAGCCTGAGAAGTATTTCAAAAATGCTAATGTGAACAAAAGGAATCCCATTGATTTCAGTGATGGCTTTATCTTTGTGTATAAGCCTTTGTATCGTCAGGTTGATAACAGTAATTCCAGACTACTAAAGGATGATCTTGCTGCTCTCTCAATTATTGGAGACTTTGACAAATATGTTTTTACACTTGAGACAATTGTTTCTCTTTGCAGAGAATATGTATCCTCTTTGAATAAAATGATCAAAAGATAAGTGATTTTGTATTGGAGGAATTGTGTTAATGAGGAGGAAAAGTAATATTGAAGACACTATTGGAGAAAGTCCTGGTTATTTGTCTAGTCAAATCATTACTTACCTTGGAAACAAGAGGAGTATTTTGCATTATATAAATGATGCTGTTTGTAAGGTAAAGGAGAAACTAGGAAAGGAAAAGCTAAATATGCTTGATGCCTTTTCTGGTTCTGGAATTGTTTCTCGCCTGTTTAAGTCTCATGCTTCTTTCCTTATTAGCAATGATATTGAAGATTATTCTGTAGTTGTCAACAAATGTTACTTGAGCAATAGAAGTGAAGTTGATATGAAGGAACTGAGTGATATTGTTGATGATCTCAATAAAAAGGTTGACTCTGTTGATTTACCAATTGGTTTTATTGAAGAACTTTATTCTCCTAAGGATGAAAACAACATCACTCTAGATGATAGAGTTTTCTACACAAAGAAAAATGCACGTCGATTAGATAACTATCGCAGATTGATAGACACTCTACCGAAGAAGTTTCATCATCTCTTATTAGCTCCTCTTCTCAGTGAGGCTTCTATTCACGTTAATACTTCTGGCAGCTTCCATAGCTTCTATAAGAATCGCCATACAGGAATTGGTCAGTTTGGTGGAACTAAATCTCATTGTTTGTCACGCATTATGGGAGAAATTACTCTCAAAGTTCCAGTTTTGAGTAACTTTGAGTGTGAATATCTTGTTACTCAAGAGGATGCAAATTCTCTTTGTAAAAAGATTTCAAATCTTGATCTTGCTTATTTTGATCCACCTTATAATTATATTCCATATGGTTCAAGATATTTCATGCTTAATTTATTGGTCAGTTATAATCGTCCAGAACAGATTAGTAAGGTGAGTGGTGTTCCAAATAATTGGAATCATTCTGATTACATCATAAAATCTAAACATGTTTCTGTCTTTAAGGACATTATTCATAGTATTGATTCAAAATTCATTTTAGTTTCTTACAGCAATGAGGGTTTCACTCCAGTTGAACAGATGAAGTCTATTCTTGGTGAGGTTGGACATGTTGAGACAATAGAAATACCGTACACTGTGTATAAAGCTTCCAGGAGTATTTGTGATCGTCCTATTCGTGTCATTGAATACTTGTTCCTTGTTATGAAAAAGTAGGTTCATGTGTTTTAATTGATAGACAAGGAGAAAAATATGAAAAAAGTATGTCTTCATGGTCACAGCATCTATTCCAAGGATGGAATTGCATATCCTGATGAGATATTCAAAATTATGGATATTGCTGCTATTACTGATCATGGAACTCTTGGGTCACATTATTATGTTCCAGAAGATGGAAAGAAAATAATTCGTGGCATTGAGATGTACATCGATATGCCAGTTGAATATCAACCAATCTTTAAGAAGGCAAGAGAAAAGAGAGGAAAAGCACATCATCTCACCATACTTGCTGATGGTGAGCAGGGATGGTTATCTCTTGTAAGGCTTAGTGCAGAATGCTGGAATGGCTTTTACCATTTTCCAAGAGTTACTTTTGAAAAGTTTATGGATATGGATTTACCAGGAATTATTGTATTGTCTGGGTGTCCTGCTAGTGTAATTTACAAGCTTTGGGAATCAAATAATCTTAAGCTTGCAGTTGATGTCTTTTTGAGATTGAAGGAGAAGTTTAGAGGAAGATTTTATGCTGAGGTTATGCCAAGCATGGATATACAGTATGTTGAATTTATTGCCGATGTTGCTAAGAATTACAATGTCCAAGTGGTTATGACTCAGGATGCCCATTACACTAGTGATTTATTCAATGCTTGGGTTGTCTACAAAGCATTAGATGAAGAGGCTAAATATGATTTGTCTTATGAAATGAGCATACCAGATAATCTATTGAGCTATTACAGAAATAGCATATCTCTTGCTGAGGACATTAATGAATATACTCTAAAGTTTTCTTACAAGGATTATGATGTCAATAACGATATTTATTATCTTCGTAAGATAGCTATTGATCGTGCAGATAAGTATAATTTTGATATTGATTATTCAATTTTGGATAAGGAGATTGAAGTAATAAAAGACATTGGCATGTCCTGGTATATGACTATCATTTATGACATATTCCAAATAGCCAACAATCTTTCTGGTGGCCATGTTACTTTACGTGGTAGTGCCTCGTCTTCCTATCTCCTTTATCTCCTTGGAATGACAAGATTCAATCCTTTGAAGCATGGTTTGATGTTTGAGAGGTTTATGTCAAGAGATAGGAAAGAATTACCAGATGTTGATATTGATGTTCCTGCATCTAAAAGGGATGAGATTATAAAGGAAATTGAGTCAATGGGAAACTTTGTTGTAATACACACATCAACAGAAGTAAATTATGAAGAGAGAAGTGCAAAGAATCGTTATGATAAGTTCATAAAAAGTGTTGGTGGCAATAAGGTTTATGATAACAGTGTTATTGACATAATGAAGGGAAGAATGATGAGTTATGGAACACATGCATCTGGATTAACATTAATTCCAAAGTCTTTGAGCCAATATGTTCCAACCAGAATTGATAATAATGACAATGTTTGCATAGAGTATTCTTATGAAAACTGTGGTTTTCTGAAGGTTGATATACTTGGACAAGATATTATGGATGTTATAAAAGATTGTTCTAGTGGTTGTAGTGTTGAAATGTCTCTACCATTTGATCAGAGTGTGTTTTATGACACAGTAGAGGATTGTACTGGAGTATTTCAGCTTACTGGAAAAATGAGAAGATATTGGCGTTGTTATGCTTTGAAGAAGAAGCCAGACTATTTTGATGTTGAGGACTACTCTTATGTTTCGGCAGTTTATCGACCTGCCATTCTAGAGTCTGGATATTTTGAAAAGATATTTGAGTTTGACAATAGCTTTATTCCAGAATCTGTTAGAAAACTATTGAATAATGGCAGCATTGTCTATCAGGAAGATTTGCTAAGATTGTTGGCAAACTATATTCCATTGGAAAACTCATACAGTGTAATGAAGAAATTGGCTAAGAAAGACATTGATGGTGCTAATAAGATTCTCGATAGTCTCAATGCTAAGATTCCAACATTTGTATTAAACTTCATTCAATCTTTTGGCTCATATGGATTCAATAAGAGTCACTCAGTTTCTTATGCTTATAGAACCTATCAAAGTGCTTGGTGCAGAAAGTATGTTTGGTGGAAGTATTACCCTGCAATTATTGATCGTGAGAATGGAATTGATAGAGCTTGGTATGTGATGAATTTCTGTCGTAGACATGGAAATGTTTTGCCACCAGATTTGAAGTCTTTGAAAACTAGAGTTGATCAGAATGGCAATCTTGTCCTTGGTGCTAGTCTGATAAAGGGGTTTGGTGTTGCAGAACCAATGTCTGATGATATGAGTGTTGACAAATATGTTGCAAGGCTTAATAAAAAGAAAAGAGATATATTGTTTGAGAGCACAATTTATTATTATTTGTCTGGTGATTTAGATAAGTTTAATGTAAAGATTGCATCATCATTTTTATCCTGCCCAATAGTCTCAAGAGATGAAATGATTCTCAACAATTCTTTATTCAAATCAATTTGTGACAGTATACTGTATAATGTAAGCAGTGTGAAAGAGTACATTTTATGGTGTTCAGAACCAGATGAGTATGGAAAGTGTCTTTGCACTGATGGTACCGATGTTATATTCTTATATAATGTCAAACCTGGTCTTGGAAAGTATAAAATCAATATTACACCACTGAAGAGCAAAGGAATCTTGCTAACTAATCAGAGAATTGTGGGGGACAACATATGGCAAAAACGACAAGGAAGTACAAATCAAGCAATATACGAAACATAGGAATTATTCATGTTGATGAAGTGTTAAATGAGTATATTCCCTTGTATAATACCAGAATAAATGTTAACGATATTGGCATTCTATTGAAAAACCCTGTTCCTATGTGCTGCATGCAATTTGATGATGATTATTCACCATTTGTGTTTAGGATCAAGGGGAGGCTGTATGACACAAAAACCCATTGGGTGAGATTGGGGAGTAGGCCAGTAATACCATTTTCCTTCATCTGGATACCAATCCCAATTGTTGCTTGCAACAAAAACAGTGATATGGGGGCATTTGATGTCTATTTTGTTCCCTCGTATGTGAATGAGCCAACGACATCGCAAATACTGGTTGTTGGGTATATCGATAACCATAAAAACGTTATCTATGCATAAAACAAAAAAATTGTGTTATGGATTCTTTTGGAAAAAGGTTATTATTAATGGGGTGACACTCCCATAATGTGCTTTATCAAGGAGTGATCGTTATGTTTCTCTCTGGAAAACACTTGAAGGATAGTGGAGCTATACTGAATGGTGTTGATAGAACAAGATATGGAGTAGATCAGAAAACATCATTTGGTTATTCCTATGCTGGATATGATCTTAGACTTGGCCCAAAGATCATAGTAGATGAAACCTATGAAGTGGAATCTAGACAAATTGGTTACACAGTTGATGGAGTGTACCAGATTCACAATATTCTTGTTGTTCGTCCAAGCTATGCTGTTGATTTTATTTATCATCAGTATGTTATTCCTGATAGCAAGAATTATGATAATGATAGGTTTTATAGGATGATCAACATGGATGATGGTGACAGTATGTTGGCAATTGCTCCATTAACAACAATTCTCGTGGAAACAGTAGAAGAATTCTCTGTTCCTAATGATTTGGTTGGTATTGTGCTTGGTAAGAGCACATATGCCAGACATGGCTTACTGATCAATGCAACACCACTTGAGCCAGGATGGAGAGGAATCTTGACTCTTGAGGTGACCAATTTATCTCGTTATAAGACAATTTGCTTGAAGAGGGGGCATGGTATTGCCCAAGTCCTTTTTGCCAAGATTACTTCTCCAGAATATTATGATGGGAATTATCAGGATCAAGTTGGTGTTCGTGTATCCTAGTGTGAGGTTATAAGCATGAAAATGTATAAGGTTCGTGATGTTCAGAAGTTGTTGTCAGGTGTAGAGCTTGTCAATGACATATTCAGTCCATCTATTAATTTCTTCTTTGGTATGCATGGCACTGGGAAGAGCACCAATGCGAAGCAGATTGTTGAATATGTTGAGAAGCATTTTCCACAATTTCATGTTGTTGTCAATGAATTGTCTTTTGATTACAACAAAAGAAACATATTTGGTGATAGCTATTTTAGCAGCAAGTGGATTGTAGATTTCCTCAATTACACAAATAAAGACAAGGTTTGCAACAATATACTTCAAAATGTTTTGTATGTCCTTGGCTCTTATGAAACGTTTTATAGTCTTGGAGTTAGTTTACTTTATGATTTTATCATGAAGGAAGACAGTAATGATGTGATTGTCTTTACGAGATCATATGATTATATATGTTATTTACTTGCAAGGATAATTTTCCTTATCAGGAAGAACAGGATAGGTTATAATCTTAATGTAAGGAAGATTATCAGGGAGATGTTTTATAACTCTCCAATTACCAGGTATATTTATGATTGCTCTTATAACAAGAGAATAAACTTTATCATCAAAACTACAGATCAAAATTATGCACTAACCAATGAAATCATTGAAAGATTGATGAATAGCTTCTCTGCACTAGAGGATATGGAGGATGTTATAGAGTATCATAACATTTGCAATAGTTTATTCAGAATGTTGAGTAAAATGATATACAGACATTTTATGTTTTGTCTTGATGTTTTTGTAAATGTGTTTGATGGATATGATTTTGATCCATCATGGGTTGTTGGTAAGAAATTGGAGAGAGAAGATGTCGGATAAAATACTTAGAAGCTATAAGTTCTCAGAGGAATCACTGAAAAAATTGAAGAAATGTTCAGAACTATTAACTTGGAAAATGAGAAGAACAATATACTTGAATCAAGCTATTGAAATTGCTATTGATAAACTGTATGAATGGATAAGAAAGGAAATTTTACTTGATCCAAGTGTTGATAAACCCAATTTAGATTTTGAGAGATAGATACTGGATATGTCCTGTTTGCAAGACAGAGCATGATAGAGATGTGAATGCATCTAAAAATTTATTAAAGTATGGGATTGCTCACCTTACGAGCAGTAGGGCAGGAACTGTCCAAACTAAAGCCTGTGGAGAGGCTAAAAGCCTCGTAGAAGCAGGAAGCCTCTCAATTTATTGAGAGGTAAGTTCACATGAAGAATAGGAGGTGTTCTATGATTTTTTCTTCTGTCAATGGAAAGTATAACATTATTATCGACTTTGCAGCTTATCTTAGTAGAAGCAAGTATAGGAAACTCTATGAGTTTACTATGAACCTTGATGAAGAAAACAAAAACAGGCTTGTTGCTAACGTCAATGAGCTTAGAGAGCATTACAACAATGCCAAAGAACCACTTGTTGTTGTGTCTTTTGAGAAATTTGATGTGTCAGAAAAGAATGGTTGCAGATATAACTGCTGTATGAGAGTTGCTTTGCTACAAATGGAGGATAAAAAGCCAGTATTAGGGTTCCAATTTGTTTGTTTTGGAAGAATTTATCCTGTTTATATTCTTGAAAGATATGTCTATACCCTTCGTTCTAAGATGAGATTTCATGGCATTATGTTGACTTCTTTTGCCATGATTACAAAGCCATACGTTTATAGATTCTTAGACAACTTGGCCAATGTATATCCTGGCAACAATTATATCTATAATAATTTTAGAAGATACCTTGACATGGAAGAAGCTAGCGTAAAGTATCGTACTGGTAAGAAATTGGAGAGTATTTATGATAATAAACAACTTACACAAGGAAGAGTTGAATATATTTACAAAAGTGCTTTTGCAGGATTAGAAAGGTATCATGAAGTAGACAAGATAAATTGGGATTATGTTGCTACTGATCAAAGGATATTAACATTTGGCTTTACTAAGAAAGAAGATCATAATAACGAAAATCATTCTGAACAACAAAACTATGAAATAAAACAGGAGGAGAAAACCAATGTTCCGTAAAATTATTTTCTCTGTTCTTTTCTTTCATTTGATATTTTTCAATCCAACATCATATGCAGAAGAAGCCATTACTAAGGTTCCAGAATATAAAGATAAGAAGGTTCAAATTTATCATCACTTCCCAATTCTTCACAACAAGGCTGGTTATGATGGTCTTGGGTTGTGTGTCTTCACTTCTATTGAAAATACAGCAATTCCTCAGGCCATTTATCCTCTTTATGGTCTTCGTGATTGGATGACTAGGAAACAAGGTGGTGGTTGGCCTGAGAAGGTAGATCGTATACTCAGAGAATATAAAGCTAATGTCAAGTATGTGCATTTTGAAGGTTCTTCTGTGGATAAATATGAGAAGGTATTTCGAGATGCTCTTGATGTTGGCTTTGTTCCCTGTATCACCTGGGGAACAGATGTCAGTCATTATGGTGGCAGACAGATTGCCCATATGATTAATGTTGTTTACTGGGATGATGATTATGTCTGTGTTGTTGACAATAACTTTCCTAGAGAATATCTTTGGGTTGATACTCCTACAGCCAAGAAGTATATGAGCTTGGGTGGTTTTTGGGGAATGATATTCTATGATCAACCCGCTATTCTACTTCACAGGGTAAGACCAAAATATGAAGACAATTTTACTTTCGTTGATACTCATAAAAATAATTTTGGTCTTGACAGATTAAAACTAAAGCTTGATGACCATGTCAGAGGAGGAAAATGGGGAGATGATGTAGAACTTCTGAGAACTATCAATGAGCTTAAGAACAAGATTGTGATTGTTTGCATTGGTAAGACAAATCTTAAGAATGATCCAGATTTCAAAGATTTTGTAGTTCACCACAGAGACAAGATGGAAGATTGGATGAGAGATTTTGTTGGTGAAGGATTATACTTCATACAAGGGAATCAAGTTTTTGGTCCATTTCCTGACAAAGATTCTCTCCTCAACAAACTTAAACCAAAACCTAAATCACCTGTAATTGTGTTTGATAAGGAATTAATTCTCATTATTGTGAATATAATTATAATAATACTATTCATATATTTTATATTTTTCAGACAAAAATAAAATGAATGGAGAATGTCATGGATGACGATGCAAAAAGACTGAGGTACAACAAATCTGCTATAGGATGTTTGTTCATTTTGATATTCTTTTTTGTTATTGCCAAATTACTTGGGAGTTACTGTGACTCCCTTACAGAAGACAAACCCAGCAAATCAAATCACAATAACGTTTACAGAAGTCCATATCTGATTCTCAAAAGTCACACAGGTGTTGGTTCTGGATTTGTAGCCAAATACAAAGATTTTGCTTTTGTAATGACTGCTGCCCATGTGGTTGAAGATGGCAGTGGTCTTTTTGTTTATGATTCTAAGAATCAGTTTCTTGGTGCTATCAAACCATTACACATAGATAAAGATAGAGATTTGGCTATTTGTGTAGCAACATATAAGGTTTATAAAAATAATGAAAAGTGGAACTTTATGGAGTTCCAGGATTATTCTCTTGAAGAATTGGAGCATATTGTTGGAGAGGATGTATTCTTTCATGGTTTGACTAATGTTGGCTGGTGGTTTACTGATAGACCCTTCCTTCCCTTTACAGAAAGAACCAATCTTGCCAGAGTTACAAGGACCAAAATAAAACTGAATCCTGAGCACAGTAATGCCAAAGAATGTACCATATTGACAGCAAAAGGCTCTGGTTATTATGGTTGTAGTGGAGGTCCATTATTATATAAAGGAAAGGTAATTGGTGTTTGTTCTATGATGGAACAATTTCCTAATCAGTATCCAAAGGCTGGAACACTTTTTATATATCCATTTGACACATTGAAAGAGTTTTTTGAATCTGAGGATATGATCAATGCCTCTAAATGGTAAAATATGGTACACTTTGGAGGGTGATAGCATGGATGCTGATAAATTCATTCAAGGATTGCAAACACTTCTCAAGGTTGCTTCTGTATTAAGCAAGTTTACACCCAATAAGGCTGATGATACTGTGGTTGTTGTTCTGGAAAATATTCTGGAAGTGCTGAAGCAGAACAAGGATTTGGTTAACTTTATTCTTGATCTTTTTGGCAAGAAGAACAATTAACCAAAAAGTCTCTTTTCATTATTGAATGAAGAACCAAAAGGATTATATTTTTCCCTTATAATATACTGTTGCTCTATATTACCAACAGTTATGATCTCATATCTTGGAGTTTCTGATAATCCCTCTATAGCATAACATAAAGACATTATTCTATCCTTGTTTTTTGTATTCTTATTGAATGATACAAGACCACTTTCTTCTCCAACAAATATGTTTTCCATTTCATATGAAAGAGATTTTCCCTTACATAATCCTGTTACAATTGGAAAGTATATTCTTTCTGTCATAATAAGAGACACCAACTGGTTTAATACTCTTTTGTTGTATTCTGATGATGGTTTGACTATTCTTACCTTCTTTCCCTCTTTTGATAGCTTTTCTATTATGAATAGAGTTTGATATGGATCAATAGTAATAACACAGTTTGGAAATCTTGCTATAAGATCATATAGTTTGTTCTCAAAATCTCTTGATTGTAAGCTGGAGTATGCTTCTATACAATCAACAATTACATTTTCACCTTGATCAATATGAACAACTGACATTGCTGTTAATGATTTTGAATATCCAAAGTCTACACCTATTGAATACCAGCGATTAGATGATCCATACTTGTTCTCTGGATATTTACACAACTTTAGATACTCACTGACAATTCTAGATGAAGACCTGGTTACCCATTCATTGTAGAATACTCTTCTTATTTCCTTATCATCCATACCTTTTGATGCTAGAGCAATATCTTCATCATTCATCCATGTATTTGGTCTTCCCGGCTCATCATAAACATACCACTCTTTGGTATTCTTAAGCTCACTAATAAGGTTGTATTGCCATGTATCTTTATATCCTGCGTTAGATATGATAATACAACAGCTCTTTGGGTTTTTGGGTATTGAGGAAAACATTGCATCAAAGAATCTCTTGCTTCTATCTGATTCCCAGTGTGTCAATTCATCGAATATAATAAGGCTTGGTCTTTTACCCCAAGCAGATGCAGCATCTGAGGACATGATTTTGACATATCCATTATCACCAATAACTTTTGAATTAGATTTTGATCTGTAAATCTTTACTCTCTTTTGTAACTCTGGATTGAGGATGAGTATTTCTGTTATTGCCTCTTGTATGAGTTTTGCTTGATCCTGGTCTACTGCACAGGCAAATCCATGAATAATGCTGTCCTTTCTATCTAGAATTGACCATAATACAGCTCTTGCTATTGAAGATGTTTTATCACATCCTCTTGGTCTTATGAAACATGCATGTCTGTAGGGATACTCAAAGTTATTTGTTGTTGCTCTCATTAGTATACCATTGAGTATGGCAGAATCATGTTTCTGCCAGTCTTTTGCAACTTCCTTAAACAGTTGAGGCTCTGGAGTTGGAATATAGATGTTGTTGACAAAGTCAATGTATGATTTCATAGTGTATCAATAAGCCCCTTGTCTTCTTTTTCTTCAAGTCTTCTGAGAACATCAACTGCTTTGAGAAGTCTGTCGATAACTCTTAGTTTAAGGTTTCTCTTGTAGTCAATTTTGCTTGCATCTTCTTCTAGTGACTCTTCAATCTCTATTTTTTCAATTAATTCCTTCAGGTCTGAAATAATTTTGTTGACTTCTTCTTGCATGGATGATTTCCTCCAGATCAGAAAGCATTTTAGGTTTATTGTATGATCTTGGTACACTAATTATAGTCTTTGTGTTTTGTGCGATATTCTTGATGTTGTTTTGTGTTTTGTTTTCTATTTCGATATTGAAGAGACTATTCAGTATACTTGCAACGTCTTTATTTCCTTTTCTTTCTACTATTGCCTCATATAAATCTTGTGGTTGAATGATTTTGATCTCATTATACTTGTCTAGAATCTTGAGTATTCTCCTTTTAATCTCCTGACAACAGTCCTCTGTAATTGGTTTTTTCTTTTCTACTTTGAATTGACATCCACAACTTCTGTCTCTTTCATAAAGATTTTCTTTTAGCCCCTGGAAAAAGGACATGAGAATTATTGTATTGGATAAGTCTTTTTGAAAGCTGTTTATGATTTGCTGGTTATCATGGTATAACAAAAATATTACCTTATTTAGCTCAAGATATGATCTTATACTTTGACCCAGATTCATGTCTATAATATGATGTATGGTGTGTTTGAATACATGAAATAAAGGATGTTTTTCATAAATTGGAGGTATATAATGTCCCGATACGTTGGAATTATTAGACATACAAACATCTCCTTCATGAAATCCATAAAGAGCATGATAGACCTGGTTATCAAGTATATCAGGAATACTATTGACTACAAGTTTAATTATCTTCCTGACATTCGCTACAACCTTACAGAAATCCACAATAATTATATGTCAATTATGCTTGAAATTGTTGGAAAATATTCAGATTTGGTTGTCTGTATGTTTTCCAGGATTACTGACATACCAATGGTGATGCTTGGTACTGGAAAGAAGATTTATAGAAGATATTGTGATGAGGTTATAAGAAGATACAAGATTTTTCACCTTCCAGTAATCAAGAGAGCACCTTCTGGAGGAGTAACTATTTGGGTCCTAAGATATAAGGGAGGGCAATTCTTACCACAACGTATTTTTGGTCATGGCAAGGATATAGAGGAGAATAAGAATAATGAACAAAAGCAACCAAGAGAACAATATTCTTTTTGATGTCAAGAAGCTAATTATTGAAGAATCAATAAAGCATTTTCAAAATGATGGTTTTCTGTTTCTAAAAAGCTGTAGTAAAGAGATTAGTTCAGATGAGTATATAAAATGCACAAAGTCTTTCTTTACCAACTTGCAGATGCTCAATTCAATCGCATCTTGTGTAATACACATTATAAACTCTGAAATTGTAGGTCCAAGTTATTATTGTATTGAAAGTCTTCATGATTTTATAGAGTCTCTTTCCAAACACAATGTTTATATTCTTGAGGAACAGAATAAGAAAACTGGTTGTTTTGCCATAATCCATATAAAGGACAATATTGTTGTCAATGATGGCAAATATGTTCTTTCTGAACTTCTTGGGTCAATAGTTTATTACCACACTCGACTCATTAATGCACTAAACTATTATGATAGAACAAAAAATATTGATGAGGTGATTAAGATTATTAGGACATTTTTTGTCAATAGTGAGAATATAAATAGGGTGAATAGCTCTGTTAAAGCTGGAGCACATTGATATGGAAAAGGTAAGAAGTCTTGTGAGAAAATTAGAGCTTGGTGATGATGGATATTTTGTTGTCAGAAGCATTCCTGTTCTTGATGAGCACAAAAATGGTGATGTTATTGTAGATAGAAATAGACTTGAGAAGATAATGCAAGTTATGAATAGTAGACCACCTGCTGCCATTATTATTGGTCACACTAAAGATGGATCAGAGGAGGAGATGCCAGTTGTTGGTTATGCAGATAATTGGAAAATTGAAGATGGACATCTGTGTTGTGATTTTCATGTTTATGATAAGGAGGTAATTAAGAAGTATCCAAGGAGATCAGTTGAGCTATGGGTTGAATATAATATTATTGATCCTATAGCTTTATTAGGATCAAGCGCTCCTCAAAGGCCATTACCACATTTAATTATTCGTGACGATACATTTGATGATGAGTTATTGATTGATACAAGTGACAATAAGGCTACTGTTGTATTACCAACATCATATAAGTATAGCAGAAAAGAAGGAAAGTGTATTTGTTACAGCATAGAAAATATAATAAAATACAGGAGAAGCAAAGATATGGCTGACAAGAAGAACAAAAAGTACAAAGAGAAAGAAAAGGAAAACGAAGATTTTATAAAGTTTGAAGACACTGTAGATGAACTTGAGGATACCTCTGAGAAAGAGGAAAAGGAAAAAGAACCTAAAGAGAATAAAACTACTGGTGATTCACAAGTTGACAAGATTGTTGAAGCTGTATTGTCTGCCCTGTATGAAACACCTGAGTGGCAGCTTCTTTCTCAAATTACTGATGAATACTTTGCTCTACAAGAGGAAATGCAGAATCAAGGTGCGCAAATGGGTGGTGGTGCTGAAGGTGAGGCCGCAGAAGGACAAGGAGGTCCGCCACCCACTTCTCCTGAACAGGCTCCTCCTGGTGGTGTTATGAAACAAGACTTGTCTTCTGGTCAAACTTTTGTTCCCAAAGCAAGATTTGATCTCTCACATCTGGAGAATGAAGTGAAGAAGCTTTCTATTGAGAACAAGCTTATTAAGAGAAAGTATGAATTGAGCAAACTTGTGGCTGAGGGCTATCCTATTGATGTTGATGAAGAAGCAGAGATGACACTTGATTTGCCTGATGAAAAGTTCAATAAATATTTGTATTCTCTCAGATTGAGAGGTAAGAAACCTGCTGAATATTGGATTCCTGTAAGAGATTCTATTGAAGACAAACCCATTGATAAGGAAACGATGCAGAAGATTATAAGATATTCTATGGAAAATAATGTTACATATGATGAAGCTAAGGCTAAGATTCTTGGAAAGCTCAAATAAACTAATATCGAATAAGGAGGATGAATAAATATGTTTCAATCACCTTCTTTTGTAGCTGGTGGAAATATCAGTCCTGGCCGTGTTGTATTTATTAGTGGTGACTTCACTGTGAGCCAGGTTACTGCTGATGCTGCCAATGCTAATGCTAGAAAAGTCGTTGGTATTGCGACGACAGGATTTAGACGGCCTCAGGGTTTTGCTGATTATCAATATGCTGCAATAGCTGGCGAACCTATTCGTGTATATGGAACTGGTGAGGTTTGCCTTGCTGAGGCTGGTGAAGACCTTGCGGCTGGAGACAGACTTGCTTTCAATGCTAATGGTCAAGTTGTTAAGGTGACCAGCGTAACTGGTGCTCTTGTCTCTGTTGGTATTGCCTTGGCTGGAGCAAATGCTGGTGAATATGCAAGAGTGTATGTAGATGTTGATGTTATTGCCTGATACTAACTAAAAGAAAGGAATCTATATAGGAGGTAAGGAATGCCTGCTTCTTTTAATGCACATCAAACATTTGTACCTAATTTTGATGCTTCTGGGAAGCTAGTTGTTGCATTCTCTCGCAACATAAAAGACTTCCCCATCAATAAGTGGATAACTTTGACTCCTGTCAAGCAGATTGCAGGGTACTATCTCAGAATTGTGCCCGAAAATGCTGCTAGAATTGTCAATGCCAAGGTTGAGGATTCTATCTGGCCTGATGGTCAGCCTGCTCCTATTGGCCAATTCAACACAGAAGTGTTGGATTGGAAACAGTTTGTCTGCTTCCGTTATGTGTCTCCCTATGCCATTGGCAAGTTAGCTGTTGACTCTGCTGACTTTGATGTTATGACTTTACATCAAAGACAGGCAGCTCAGCAAAGAATGACTGGTAGAGCGCAACTGGTCTTCAAGAAACTGGTTCCTGGAAGCCAGGCAGAAGCTCAGAGCATGTGGTTAAATCACTGGGCTTATGGTCCTAATACAGCTAATCTAAGCCTTGGATTGAAAGAGGGTAATGGTACGCCTGCTGGTGGTACTAATCCTGGTAATGCGTATAATGGTGATGCTTTCCAGCCAAACTTCAAGAAGATTCTTCAAACGATTGCTGTGAAGATTAACCAAGATACTTTTGGTGTTGTGTCTACTAAGAATCTTTGTGTAGTTGTGAATCCTAATACTGCTGTTAGGTTATCTCAATCTGCTGAAGTCCATGCCTATCTGAAAGAGTCTCCTTATGCTCTTGCCCAGATTCGTGGTGATGAAAAGAACCAGAATGCTATCTGGGGCTTACCTGAAAGACTGTATGGATTTGAAATTGTCGTAGATGATACTGTTATGGTTGGTGATAATCCTCTGGTTCAGACTGACCCCAATAAGTCTCCTTTCGAGTATATGCAGACTAAGAGCTATGTGCTTCCTGATAATGCCTTGCTGGTTGTGGCTAAACCTAATAGCCTTGTGTCTCCTATTGGTCCTAACTTTTCTACTGCGACAATCTTTGCTTATGAGGAAATGGTTGTTGAAGAAAAGTATGATGAAGACAATAGACTCTATAGAGGTCGTGTAATTGATACAATCGGTGTGGAATTGACTGCTCCTGTCAGTGGATACTTTGTAAAGGATATTAGTTATACTAATACAACCTTTACCTGGTAATGGATTATAGTAATCACTGAGTCCTGCCTTCAAGAGTTCTATGCTTTTGGAGGCAGGATTTTTTGTTGGGGAATAATATGGCAGACATTACTTCTACAAGTACTGGTTATTGTACACCACAAGAAATGTTAATTCGTTATGATAGAAGATTGATTGGCATGTTGGTTTCTGATAGTGGAACTCCTGTAACAACTGGATTAGAGACTGATCCTGTCTTATTAACAATGCTTAGACAGGCATCTGGTGAAGTTGAGAGTGCTTGTTTGAGAGGAAGAAGGTATAGTAAAGAAGATTTAGATGATATATATCAGAGTGATACTGCTGCTAAAGATTTTCTTGTGTGGCTTGTTGCTTCTATTGCCTTATACAGACTGTGGCAAAGAAGAGGTGATCCTTCTATCAATATTGGAGACTTCAACCAAGCTTTAGCTTATTTGGAAATGTTGGAACAGGGAAAGAGGATATTTCCAACCTCTGAACATGCTAGAGCTGGTACACATACAGAGTTTTTGAGTGTGCAACAAATACCATTTAATGATCTCAGAATCAAATACAATAGGCTTCTTGGAGATGCTGGTCTTGTGGAGTAAAATATGAGCACATTTAATACATTAGGTCCTGCTGAAATACATGTTACATACTTCAATGGAATAAATATATTTCTTGGATGGGCTGAGAGGTCTCCTGATATTAATTATCAAGTAACTTCTCAACCTACTGCTAATGCCACAAGTGGTGTTAGACTTGGTGGTCATTATTGCTATCAGGGTACTGAAGCTCTTGTAGAGTGTGTGTTTACCAGGTTTGATTTGAATAATATGAAAAACTATATTAGACCATTTATTTCCAGCACATTGCACAACAATGCAAGAGTTGATTGGCTTCCTGTTGGTGCTGTATTTACTCCAGAAGTAAGTAATTTGCCTGCTGTAATGAACTTTGGTAGTTCTGCTGTTAGATTTGATGCAAGAACATTATTGACTATAACCTATCCATATGTTGGTAGAAGTATAACCTTTCTTTCAGCTATACCAGAGGGAATAAGAGTTATTGATATTGCCTCTGTACCAGTGAAAGTAGCTATTCGATGGCATGCTGTGAGAATAATTGGCAATCTGCAACTTGGCTTCCCATCTCATTGGGGTTTGTATCAGGTTACTACTGGTACTACTAGTCAGGATGTGTTGTAATTATGATTGACCCAATTGTACCAACAATATTTCCAAGTAGACATTCTGCAACACCGATTTACTTCATATCCAATTGGAATAGGTTTGTTTTTATGCTTGGTTTTGCAGAAGATAATCCAGTTATTACAGTAAAGGAAAGGGAAGCTACATTTAAAACTGCTTTTGGTCCAGATCATGGAAGATTCTTTGCTGGTTCAAAAGGTTTTCTAGAAGTAACATTGACAAGAGTCAATTTATTCTCTGTGAGAATGTTTATTGCTTCACAGTTGCATGATAGGTCTTATTATCAGTATTCTGTTGGCAGAAGTGATATGAGAAGACCGTTTTATAATGTGTTTTTCAACAATGGCTTTTCTGGTGCATCTATTTCAACTCCTTTCACAACATTTATTGTTGGTAGACATGTTCTACACAATTGCAAGGTAGAGGAGTTTTCTGTTATTGGTTCTGGTATTGTTCCATACAGAATTAGGATTGTTGCAAGTGCAAGTCCTGTATTTGAACTTGGAACATTTTCTCATACTCTTGTTCAGGATGTGTATCAAATGAATCCTATGTTTCCTATCTTTAACATAATTGATCCACTTCTGATATGATTATGGCCAGAATACTTTTTCAATGATTGGACAGATTACAATTTTCTGAGACATTCTAAAAATCTCTTCTGCTTGAACAGGATCACTCTCTATAAACACTTTACAACAAGATTGAACAAAGTGTTTCACTTTGTGATCAATTATTGCTTTTATATCTAGTGGACTGTAATTATCTGGAAGCATATATAGTTTGCTATACTTTATTCCTAATTGTCTTAGCATATCTTCTGTTACTTTTCTTTCACACTCTCTTCTTCCAGTACATATTTCAATTGCATGCTTTCCTCTTGGTGCAATGTATGGAAATCTTCCATAAGGAATATTATGCTTTCTAGTAAATGGCTCATCAACAATAATTATTCCATCAAGATCAAACATTATGCCACAGTTTACTAATCCTCTTGATATTGTTCCATCAACAATTGGGCTGTTGGCAAGATTCCACTCCAGGAAGTGAACAACATCTAGTATCTGGTAACAGAAGTCAATAAACCTTGTTCCTGGAGTTGAGGAATATATTGCACAATAATCTGCTTGTATTCCTTTACTATGAAGAAGTGGCTTCAATCCACTAATTGTTCCACCACTACCAACTGTATCATCAACTACAAGAAGTTTACCATAATTACTTCTATGTAAGAAGAATCCTCTATAATTGAAATTGTTTAGTTCTCTGAGTTGATTATCTCTTCTGTCAAAGACAAACAGTGGGATATTAGTAATCGTTGAAATAATTGATGCTGGCATTAACCCTGATCTTGGAATACCAATAATACCAGCATAATTTCTTGATGCAGCATATGTGGCTAATGCAACAGAATCTTGAGCTAATTTTCTGATACTTACCCATTCACCAATCATTCTATTTGGATTTAGAACAGTGCAAGATTCACTTTGATATGAGTTTTGATTTTTTTGATTGAGTTGTTGAATTGTGTCTTTTGATTGTTCTAAGATTTTCTCAATGAGCTTGACTTTATCTATGTCTTTTAGTAGGCTTTCTAATGCAGTGCTCATAAGCAAGGATTCTCTATTCTTGCTTCAAATCTTGCATCTTCTATATTTCCGCTCGCTATTATTATAGTAGAGTCACTGCCCTTTTTCATTAGAAATGTTTTGATAATAGAGTGATAATTTAGAGTCAGTATTACACCTTGACCATTCTGTAGATTGACATTGACAGCAAGCTGTTCTCCTCTAGACATCAATACTGATGCCCAAACTTGTGTGTCAACTCTTTGAATATTTCCAGCAAAGTCTAGTCTTCCATTGTGATCATAAACTGTTATAAGTGTTGCTAGATTTGTTTTGTTAGAGTTTGTGCAATAAACTCCTACTTCACTTCCCATTGTTGATTGTCCTCCATATATACTTGTTGATTTTTGTCTCTCTTCTTTTTCTTTTCTGCTTATAGTTTTTGTGGCAAAATTGAGTCTTGTTGAGAATGCAGATAGTTTGTCTTTTAGATAAACATCATATATGTTTTTTCTTTCAATGTTGTCTATGTCAATAAGATTATCCGAAAACATTTCTGTGACTGTAACAAATAGTGGTTGTTTGAAGACTGGATTCAACAAATCATCTGCAATGATTATTTTGTTATTGTTTGCAATTAGGAATTTGTTTCTGTTTCTTTCTGATCCTATAAACTTATAGGAGTTATTTGATTGCACCATTTTTCCATATTCTAATCTTTCATCATGAATTTGATCTTTTGCTATTGCTTCTATGTTACCAAAGTTATCAACTACAAACATTGGAGATAAATAACTTCCTGGAGAGTTGTTGTATTTAGATGCTACAAAAATATTTGCTGAGTAAGATGAATCAAATTCATTTATAAAAGCAACACTTTTGGAAACATTGTTGATGTCCAATTTATATGTTTCATCAACAATTTCTGTTGAGTTTATAAAACTGGCCTCTTTATTCCAGTATGAAGGAAAACCTTCTGAAAGATTATCATACTGAGAAAATGCTGATCTTCTATAATCAACACTGTTTCTTCCAGTTGATTCTATGATTTCGTATATTGGAACCATGATATGTGGACTTAGAGTAGTTTGATTGTTTTCTGGTAAATATCCTATGATTAATGGTATTGGAGAAAATGTTTGAAGTGTTCCATTAGACAATCTTCTTGATATTGATACAAAGGTTGGAACAGTAATATACTCTAATCCAGACATTGGAATAAACTTATATTCCTGTTCATTTTCATATGATACAAACAATATAGATGGTCTTTGCGCTGTTAGGTTGAAGTCTGTGTTGTATAGAACACTCTGTTCTTTTATGTTTAGTTTTGAGACATGTGATAGTGGAGAATCTTGACTGACAAAGCTTGCCATTGTTGGTAAATACTTTTCTATTCCCCAATGAAGGTTTCTAACATTGTCATTTGCTCTTCTTATTTCTTCTGATTTGTTGTATTCTTCAATCCATTGGTTTAGTTCATCTCCCCTTCTGTTAGAGACAAGATTTCCATTCTCAAAAGATACATCTGTTTTCTTGATTACAAATGGTTCTACATTTGTTTTTCCTAATCTTTTTGCATCATCAATAATTCTAAGGATATGTCCCTGTTTTTCTTTGTCATTGGTGAGTATATTGACAAAAATAGAATCATCTAATTTTATTGGTGCAAGGAAATATGTTTTATTCTTATAGTTTAGTTTTGTTTTGAGATTGCTAATTATTTGTTCAGCTATATTCCTTTCGTTTGATCTTGATCGTTTAAATGGTTTATCACTATCAAGTCTTACTTGTCTTCTCAGTAGTCTAAATGAAGCCCTCATATTTGTTCCTTACCTCAATTGCTGCATTGGAACCTGCTGTTGTTCTAATTGTTGTTCTTCTTCTGTTTGCTCCTGTTGTCCCTGCATTGCCTGTTCTTGCATTGCAATTTGCTGTAGCAATGCTTGCATATCTGGTGTTAGTCCTTTAGACTGATTACCAGATGCTGAAGTGTATTCATCTTCTCTTGGCTTTATCAAGCCAGCAATATCACGAATCTGATTCTCATCAACTGCAATACCCATTTGAACCAGAGCAGAAGCAAATTGCAACATTTGATTGGCATTTGATGGAGAGATAATAAACTTAAATGAAGGGTAGTATTCTTCTGGAAGTGTTGGCATTGTGTATCTACACATTGGATGAACAATTTCTTTTGTAATTGTCTCAGAGATATTCTCTGCATCATACTTTATAACTCTTGTCATTGATTCATAATGAAGCTGGTAATTTGCCACAGAAGCCATTCCACCTCTTACAATGAGTGGTTGCCCCAATATACAAGCTTGTATTACTGAGTCAAAGTATTCATTTACCATTGCCTCAAATAAGGATATTCCTGCTCCAGATGGTGGTATATGCATAATTCCAGGACCACCTTGTCCACCATCTCTTCTTCTTGGGAAGAGAAGTATATGTTGATTTTGTTGAGTTTTTACTGCTGTTTTAACTTCTTCCATTGATGTTGGGTTTCCTTCCTCATAGAAGAATACTGTTAGACCATTGCTTCCAGTTAGTTGCAAATAGTCAATCATATAAGACAAGATTGTAGCCTTGAGATGCCATAACCAATATAATCTTGATCTTAGACCAACACCATGCACTACACCAGCTAATTCTCCATCAAAGAAGTCAGCATCTTCCTGTTCATACTTGGAAATAGCAAATTGAAGCCTATCTTGTGGGTCTTCTAACCAATAAACCATTCCCAAGTCTGTCTGTGATATTCTTGGATGTTCTGCTGGAAAGGCAGAATAGTTTATCATTATTCCAGGTGTTCCATCCCACTTGAATCTTATTTTATCTCCATTGACAGGAAGCCAGTGATGTATAGACAAAACTTTCATTCCATTTCTTGATACAGTTTTCCACCCTATCTGTACTGCTGACTTTCCATACCAAATACACTCATCTAAAGCTAATATCATATTATTGAATCTTGGAAAGTCCTTGATTGCATTAGATATTGCTTTGAGGAAATTGTTATACTTTTCTATCAAGTTGGCAGGAATATCTTGAGCAGGCTCTAATTTCCAGGGCAATTGACTGAGAGCAATTTGTCTCATTCTAAGAGAGTAGTATACAATAGGGTCTCTTCTCATTGCCAAAGCATTAACCCTATTGTTTCTTAGTGCCTCATCAAATGTATAGCGATATGTTCTAGTGCCTAGGTTTACTAACTGTGAAAATGTTACATAGTGTGGAAGTGTGTGCAGAGTGGTAGGAATCTTATTGTCAATTTCCTTGACATTTGGTGTTCTTAAACCATGTTCAAGTGGTTCTGGTGATATAGAATTATTGATCATTTTGTTCTCCAACAAGTAGTGCAGCTATTATTGGTTCTATTGTTCTATATGCCTTGAATACCTTTTTTACACAACTATTAAGCTCTGCTCTTGCCTCTGTTAGTAGTTTGTCTACTTCCTCTTTCATCTCTCCACTGATCATGTTCAGTGCATCTTTCACTTTACTTTCTGGAAAATGTCTTGCTTTGTTGGTTGTTATCCATTTTGCAAATCTTATTGCAGTTTCTTCATCAACAGATGAATCATCAACAAAACATTCAAGTAGTATCATCATAATTTTGGTGTTTTTTAGTATGTTTTTCAGATATTCCTCGTATTTATCAATCATATTTCCTGGTACTCCATTTCAATTCTTTTGGTAAAAGGATTAGCAAACCAAACACCCAGAAGATTTTCATCATTCTGGTTGCATGCACAATCAAAGTGTTTTAGTTCAAACATTGATCTTTCTATTTCTGGAAGAACTTTTATGCTGCTTTTTCCTCTGAACATCATTGTCACTACTCTTCCCATGTCTTCTACTAGACATCTTCCCTTGATTCTTACACTTGCATTGTTCATTCTTACTGTTATAACACAGTTCTTATTTTGAAACTTTCCTTTGGGTATACAGTCTGGGTATAGTCTATAGTGAAGTATTTGGTATCCTCCATGATTATTATAATTTAGTATATGCTCTGGCATATATGATGGATATTGGTCAATAGTTTCTTTTGTGGTTATCCCAAACTCTGGCTTTTGATTTGATAGGAAACATGGTGAGGCTACAAACTTTCCAGATATTATTACATCAATTCTGTTTCTAAGCTCACTGTATCTGGCAAGTGAAGAGCAAAAATAAACTTTCCACTTGGTTATATCCTCAATCTTGAGTGCTTTTCTGTCTATATTTTCAATCTTGAATGCAAAGAAATTTGTGTTGTAAAATGCATTTTTGTTGATCATAATCATTACATTTCCCAAATCTGATCTGAAGAAATTGCATTCATTGTCGTCAATATTTATTTTCTCAATTTGTTTCTTAGACAGAACAATGTAATTGTCTGGGTATATATTTCCAGATTCTGCATCAATTTGGATATTCTTTATTTTGTATATATTTATGTCAGATATGTTGTAAATAACTGGTGTAATATATATGTTTTTGTTATATTCAATAATCCATTTTGGTTTATCGTTGATGTAACTATAATAAATTGTGAGATTACTTTGTTTTCCCTTTGCTATTGGTTTTATATTTAGTTTATTGACATCAATATTCTTGCTTTGAACTGTATCAAGAATTGTCTTGATGTAATCAGAAGGGATGTACATGATTACCCCTCCCCTTTATTAGAATTATAGGAAAATAATGGAGGAAACATGTCGCTATCCAATCCAAACTTCTTTCTGGAAATTGATTCTCCTTGTGTTGCTTTTTGGATTGCTATAAAGTCTGATGACTTCTTCTCCATTTTTGCCAATGCTTTGCTTCAGAGTTATACTTCTGGATTGAATACAGGTGAGTTTATAACAGAAACAACTAGACTTACTCAACTTGATTCTGAAATTAAGAGGATTCAAGGGGAGATAGAGAATCTGATGAATGAAAAAAAGGCACTGGAGAAGCAGTATTCTGAGGCAATACAATATAGAAGAACAATTCAACAGTATTATGATTCTGCATTTTATTATGTGGAGGGGTTGAAGAAGGAAGAAACTAAGATTTGGGAACAAATACAGAATGTAAATTGGAACATCACCATTAACCAAAAACAATTACAAAATTACCAGAATCAATTTAATCAAATTGAAAGACAGTTGTTTGGAGATCGTGCATCTGGTTTACCATATTCTCCTTCTGGTACATCAGCACCTGGCATCATAGAAACAAATCCTGGACCCAATTTATCTATTCCCGTGTACTCACAATTTGGTATTCCTCCAGGAAAGCCTCCTGGTTTGTACAATGCTGATTATAACTTTGTAAACTTTGTGAAAAGTGCTATTTTCAGTTCAAGATATATATCAAGGAGTGGTTTTATAGGATTTTGTACAGAAGGAATAAATGTTCAAATACATAATGGAATGAATGTTGAACATAAATATGGAATTGCTGATTATGAGTTTCCAACAATGAATAGGTTCTATAACAAGGGAAACAAAATAATGGTAGAGTTTCATTGTAATATAGTTTCTTATAATGGTGTTTCTCAGTTTGTAGACCTGGTACAGAATAATGGTTTTCCTGTTCCAAGAAGATATATGCCATATTATTCTGGTTCATCTATATTTGGTACTGGAGAATATCCTGCTGTCAAGTCAAATCTTGCTAGTGTTGTAGAGCCTATTGCAATGAAGACTACATCAACAGAATTAGATTACTTACCAAACTTTGGTGGAAATAGAAGGTTTGTTGTTGTGTTGTGTTTTAGTCTAATAAACAGAAGGTATAGTGGTGATAATATAAACAAATCTTGGGATGTTGTTCCAAAGTCTATTCCACCTCTTGACATTGATATAGCTCTCATTGATGTAAAGCCAGCTAATCCTATGAATTTCAAAGCAGGAGATTTTGAGCCAACATCTTTAGAGTGGATGATGTATACTGATGGAATAAATCTAGAACAATCTAGGATTGGTGTCCTGAGACAAAATAATAACACAGTGATTGTTAATAATAAACATTTTGAGGTCAGAGAAAAGTTTAGGCCAAATATTGCTATCAAAGAGTTCAATGAACCAAACAAACATCAATATTCTGTTGTCTCTTCTAGCAACACTGAAGATCATCACATACTAAAACTAACATCAGGCAATACTCCACTTTACTTCCTTCTTAGAAACAAAACACCATTTTCTCTCTATGGGTTTGTTGGCCAAAGACTAGCAAGCATGATATAACAGGAGGAAAACAATATGAATAAATTTGAACTGTTCTATGAAAGAAATGGAAAGAAATATGATCCTTTGGTATTGTGGTCAGGTCTTCTTCAATTGAGTAATGGAAATATTGAATTGTGGATAAAGAAGTGCATGGAGTTGAAGATGAAGCATGATAAAAAAGAGTGCACAAATGAAGAGTATGTTGACTTAAACAATCTCATAAAGAATATTGGAGAGATTGGAAAGGAAATATTCGCTGATGATGAAGAGAAGACGTTATTTGTGTACTATAAGGATGTACTTGATTTTGTTTCCTGGTTGTCAAAAAAAGATTAGAGGGCAGAGCATTGGCCATTATGTCAGTGTTCTGCCCACACTTGGTTAATGAGGAGAATATGTGGCAATGTCTTATAAACATAGATGTTATGTTTCTTATATATGCTGCAAGAGAGAAACTATGCAATATAATTAATTTGAACAGTATTTCTAAAGTTGTAGAAAAAATCAATCCAAAATTAGCAAGTATACTTGTTGAAGCAGGAGAAAAAGTAAATGGAAGAAGAAAACATAATAACAGCAATCAATGAATCTTTATTCCACAATTTTGATTTTATAGAACCAATTGATTATCAGGATTCTGGTATTCAAGATGGTCTTTTGGAGGATGTTGACATAGTTAGACCCTGGCTTTCTCATAGTCAAAGTGAAATGACATTTGTGAGTGAAATTATGACAAAAGATTTTATTACTGAAGTAAATATTACTCCTGTTGAGTTTTCTGATATTGTGGAGGATGTAGAGTTTTCAGAAGGAGGTCTTGGTCCAATGAATATTGAGGATGTTGGTTTTACTGATAGCAACATCCAATATCCTGAAAGTGAGATTAATGTTGATTATGCTTCTTCATCAGACAATTTTGTAAAAGATGTTGAGTATAGTGATGTTGTTATCCCAAACAAAATTGTTGAAGATGTTGATTTTCATAGACCAAATCATTCATTCCAGGAATCTGTATACAGAATTATGGGAAACTATTCTTATGTAGAATCAAGGATAACAAGAAAGAGAAACTTCAAGACTAATTATTGAGGAAACAACATGATAGGAACAAGAACATATAAACATGTTATATCTTCAGAAGTTTACAACATAGCTGGTGCTGTTGGTATTGGTAATGTTTTAATTGAATGCAGTAAGTTGACTATGAAGAGAAAACCGATGTACAGTAAAGATGTGTTTACAAGTTTATACACTCATACAGATATAGAGATTGAAGGTGAGTGTCAAACAATTATGGGTTGGAATGATGATTATACTGGAGTTGACTCTGGCATTTTGCTAAAAGCAATATTGATGGGGACACACTTCAAAGAAGCAATAAGTTGGGAGAATAAAGTAATTGAAAAATCACAACAACAAATAGCACTATCGCAATACAATGTAGCAGATATTGATAAAATTACCAATCCATTCAATAGAATTAAAATTCCAGAAACCACAGAAGCAAAACAATACTATCACAATAAGGAGTTTGAGAATATACCATTCTTAGAAAAGATGATATATGAGGTTATTAAAGAAAATGCTTCTGGTGGTGCGTATAGATTGTTTAATGTTCCTGTTTGTGTCTATTTTGGGAAAATTACTGATGAGAAAGAAGGCTTTGTGTTTGAAACTCTTGGTTTTCTTACACCTGTTGAAATACAAGTTTCTATAACATCGTCAGAGAACAATAAGCTTTTAATTCAATTTAAGATTGAGTTCTCATACAGAGAAAGAGCAAAAACACTGAGTAAATCATTGGACCCAAATAATAAGGATGTTTCAGATTATGTCTACAGATATACAGTTAGATATGATGTTAACTCTATGTGGACAAAAGCAGGCATTTACACAATTATTTACATCACAGTAAGACAATTGTTTAGGAACGCTGGAACTCTAACTGATTCAACTCTTGTTGGTGCTTCTCATTTTATACCCAATCTTGGGCTTTATCTTGGGTATATTGAGTCTATAGAGACATTGCAACATGAAGATGGTATGGGATTTAAAGTAGTTGTAAGAATAAAGCATGAGAACTTTGTTCTTTGTCATCCAATTGACAAAAGTGTTGCATATGTAAATGTAATTGAAAACTCTCAGTTTGTTCCTCCACAAGGATCATATGCCTTTGGTTCAGCAAGGTATAATGCCAAGATAATCACTCAAGGCATAGAACAGGCTGGAGCACACATATCCACCGTCCAAAATATCACAAACACAGCACTACAAACTTTCTTTGCAGATTATACAAAACCAGAAGAGTTGGTAAGAAAGACAATTTATGAAAGCTATCCATTAGCTTCTGCAATGGTGGAGTCACAAAAAGTTCATGATATGATGAGAATTGAAAGAGCAGATGCAGTATTTTCTGGTGCTCCATCAATTACAACAAAGCTTATAAGATCACTGAAAATATCTGTAAAAGGATTACCAAACTCACATCCTGCTGTTTTAGCAGCATATGCTGCAAATATCATAGACTACTACATGTTTCACTGGATAAGAATGTATCTTAAAGCAGTTAGCCCATTAATCAATGGAAATAATTTCTTCAACCTTATGTTTTATGTGTTTGGTAATTTCAACAGAGCCTTTGCCAATAATGATATATTTTTAGCTCATGAAATCAAAAGGATGGGAAATGTTGGTAATGTGTTTCAACTTATAAAGACAATTGCTGATTTTGCTGAAAAGAATCCATACTTTACCCTTTGGATTGGTTCACCAGAAGTTAGAGCACTTGGTAGGAATATTGGTGATTTCCAGAAAAAGAAATACTTCCTTACATTTTTGAGACAAAACTTTTCTGGTCTTATTTTGAATTTAATAAATCAAGCAAAAGATAAATTTAAACAAGCAGAAGGAATACTTGGTAATATTTCTGGTGCTGCTCTTGGTTTAATTCAAAAGGTTATTGGCTGGATACAAAACAGTGCTGGTGAATTTAGCTGGTATATTCCAGATTATCTTTTCTCATCTCTGATGCAAAATTATTACAACATCAATGTAAAACATGTGGATGAAAATAGCTTCTTCAATTCTGGAATTACTTATAGACTATTTCTTGCAATGTATATGCTCAATGGTATCAAAGAAATAACTTATAGCACATCATACAATGTCAATGAGAATACCTATGAAATTGACTTTGCCTGTACATTTGATGATTGGGATAATGGTGCATTTTCCTACTATACTTCACCAATCCTATCACATTCATTGTTCTTCAATAATTGCTATCCATATTCTGCTATTCCTTATGCAAAGGATAATTATTATATATTCAGAACATCTGGTTTCAATGATAAATATCCTTTTGACATTGATGATACTTTGAAACATTTCTTAGGGCAAAACTTCAGTTGGCCGATCTATAGCAGCTCACTACTTATAACAACTCCAGTTGTTCCACATTATAATGTTTATGAAGTGGATTCTGATGGTAAAATGCTAACTGGTGGATATGCATACACTGGAGGTGCTAATAACATATTCAATAGCTCAAAACAAAAATCACCACCTAGATTTCCAGGATTCAACATAATCCTTGATCCAGATAAAAAGAAATATAGGGTTTATAAAGTATTTTCAGGTGATGGTAGCTTAATGCAATATGAAATCAATGTACAAGAAGATTATAGTTTTTATGATCATCAAATTCCTTATAACTCTTTGCAGGAAATAGTTGACATTATTGGTCCTTGTTCATATACATTCACAACATTTGAAAATGGTCCTTATAATAAGTTAGCAAGATTTAGAGATTTCTATGATGAGAAACGTGAACAAACAGTTAGCGGAATGAATATACTTGTTTCTCCCATTGTCTCATTCTTAAAATATTACTCTGGAAAATAATATGGAAGAATTAAAACAATACATATATGAGACTTGTAGAACAATGGTGGAATATGCTCTAATTGACAGGGGCAAAAACTATAATATTTACTACGCTCCTGTAAAGAATTACTTCATTGTTAATACTTTTGCTGGAAATGTAAAAATAACAAATGGAACAGTTACTGGGAAAATTGTTGTTCAGTCTTCAAATACTGGTTCTCAGTATCCTTTCATATTGCCTCTTGTCTTTAGTAATGGTGTTGAATATATGGAAGATGAATCATTTGACAATAATACAACAACTGTTGTCAGTGGTTCATATCAGAGCAATGCCAACATGTTTCCCAAACTACAAACTTCTAGCTTTAGACATTCATTCCTTGTGACAAGACCTCTTTCATCTTTTAGTTTTGAAGGATTCTTAATTGACTGGTATGCATTGGCAAGAGGAACAGATTTATTACTGCAAGAAAGAACTGAAACATTTTCTCTATCTCAAGCTAATCAGGATTTTATAGAAGAAGCCACAAGTGTTGCCTTTGACAAGATTATAAATGCTATGGAAATGAAACATAAAGCCATAATAGGACCACCAATACTTACCTACATTATAAATCAGAACTATTATGATAAGTATAAACAGTTAGCAGCCAATTTTGATGAGTTCTTTAGGAGTCAATTTGGATATATGAATACCTACAACATCCTATAATAATTTAGGAGATTGACAAATGGCTATGGATATTAACCTGTTATTTGATCGTCTGAGAAAGATAAAGCTATCTATGAAGAAGTTTAATGACTTCTTCAACAGGAAAACTAACAATCCAGCAAGTAATACTGATTGGTTTAATCTTGGTGCAATTGCTAACAGTATTTCCACATCGTATGTAGATAATTTTGAACTTATTGAAAATCTTGGCTCATTCATTAATAAGTTCAAAGATGACAACAATTCTCTTGTCTTTAATACTCTGGTTGATATTGCAAGAAAAACTCTTATTGAAATGACATCTTCTGCTTTCAAGATTGTCAATCCAAATCTTGGTGAGGCATTAGAGTTTCTTGTTGATTATATGGTTACCAACTCTCCAAGCTATTATGTTAGTAGTGGATTCACAGATATAAATACACAATTTTTGTCACAAAACAACAAGGCAAATAATAATCTCAACATAAACGATGTTTTCATTAGAAGATATGTTGGTGACTCTGGTTATTGGTTCAGAAATGGACAAACAGTCCCTAGGCTTACTGTTTATCCAGAATCATTTGACTTTATCTGTACAAGACCAGGAACCAGGTCTACATCCGCAGAGTATCTGATAAAAGGCAATGCTTCTGTTCCCAAATATGATTGCAACTTTCCAACTGGTTCAGAGATAGACACTACTCTTTATCCTTCTGGTTCTGGTGTCTCTTTGACCTTAAATACCATTCTTCCCAATGACACAAACAGAAACATTATTAGAAATGCTAGTTTTGATAATTGGACAAATGGATTACCCAATGATTGGGTTGTTGCTTCTGGTGGTGCAGATGTAGATTTTTCAATGGAGACTGGGACAAACAATGTCTATTGGGGTGATGTGTCGTTGAAACTCAATGCTAATGGTGGGACTGTTGTGTTCTACCAGGATATAACAAATGTTGTTGTTCCAAATCAACTATATCTTATTGGTTTCTTAGTAAGAAAAGATGCCAATGCTTCTGGATCAAGCACTGTCTCCTTTGATGTGGTCAATGAGAGTGATATGAGAATACAGGATAGTGGTGATCCTCCTCTTGAGGAAATCTCTTATCAGAACATGAGAAATGATTTTGCCTTTGACTTTTATGGCAGAATCATTAGATTCCCAAGAATTGGGTTTAGAGTAGCAAGGGCAAGACTTATATTCCAATCTAGAGCAGCGTTCAATATCTATTGTGATGGTGTCTTTCTTGTTCCTGTGCAACCACTTTACAACGGTGGACCTGCTTTTGCTCTTATCCAAAAGTCTTTACCACCCAAATTCAATGATAAGTTCTCTATCAATATTACCAATGAAACAAAAACATGGAATTGGTTCTTTGAAAGAGTGTTTAACTCTGTTTCAGATTATGGTATTTATTTACCAATACAAGGCAACACACTTATAGCTTATGACTAATTATGCCTAATTTTTCTGATGGTAATTCAATACCTGCTGCTCTTTATGACATTATACCAAGATTGAGGACTAGACTATCAGAAACAACTGGTATCAGTCCTCATGCTATTTATTTGTCTGTTTATCCAGAAAGACTAAAGGCTCCAGAAACAACAGCATTCATAATAAATATTGATCAAATATCACCAATTGGTACAACATATACTGCTGGTGGTCCATATGGACAACTATATCTTCTAAGGGGTAATGTAACAGTCAGAACAGAGAAGGTTCTTGATGTCGTTGGTGGAGATATTTATGGTCTTTATGATATTGCCATTGGACACTATGAAATGGTTGAAAAAGTATTTGCCTCAATCCATTACTTTTGGCCTTTCATAAGAATGAGTTCCCCAAATGGTGACCTTAATGTTCCAATCACTGCATGTCCATTTCATGCTGAAAAGATTTCTGATACAGAAAGACCTGGAAAAACTGACAAGCTTTATCTCATCAATGCTATAAGTTTTTGGGTTCAGTATAACCCAAGAATGTTTGATCTGTTTGACCAAACCACACTCAATGCATTTCTAGAGAAGCCTGATGTTGTGATACATTGGGCAAAAGCAACTCTTCCTCTATAATAATTTGAAGACATTTTAAACAAAGGAAGGGGAATCATATGATAACCATTTTTGGATTTCCTGTTATTAATATTGGACCCAATACACCATCAAATATGCATAATTGGGTTCTAACGAATAAAAACATTGGAAAGGTTATAAAAGATTTGCTTACAGACTCTGGTGGTCAACTTTTATCATATGTTACCAGTGGTCACCTTATAAGCAATACATTGTCTTTGTTTCCAGATATTGGTATAAATGAATTGTATTGGCCAACTGGTGCATCAAGATTTGGTTGTTGTTATCTATTGGTTCAGGAAAAGGTTGCTTCTGCTATATTTGATCTTTCAGATGTTGTTGACTTAGAAGAACGTGGTGATTCAGGTAGCTCTGAAGAAGATGACGAAGATAGTAATCCAGAAGGACAAAAGAAAATCAAGTGTCCATCTTTTACCTGTCCATTGTTTTCTAGCTATACAGAAAGTTGCAATAAGAAAAACAAGCAAAATAGAAGCTATTTCTCTGGTGAGAATGCTGTAACTGCTTTCCCATTGTTGCAGAATCTAAACAACATTTCTCTTCCCTTGGTTAGAAGGTTGAAGCCAGTTATCATTGGTTTTATGATGAATGATAAAGTAGAAACTATGCTTTATGGTGGTTTTGTGAAAGTTTACATGTATCCACTTCTCTATATACCAATTGGACAGTTTGAACAAATGCCATTGCCAGACTTTGAAGGTTGCGGCATCCTTGTTTGTGTTGATCAAAGATTCTTGTGGAATTATATGATTGTGAAGGATGAGTATATAGAAAGGGATTCTGAAAAGGATTATTTCAACTGGTATAACGTTGTCAACAATGTCCTAAGTGATCACCTTCATGATTGGCAATATTTACAGGATTATGCATCAACAATTTATGATAGGGTTTGGTGTGATTATGTTAACAACAAATCTGAGCAAGACTATGAGATGACATTTACCAACTCAATAGAAGGATCAATATCATTCTTTGACTCATTTGGTAAGAGTAAAGAAGAGGAAAATAGTTCTTCTGTTAGTGTTCCATCAATTCCTGGAAGTAATAATCTTGGAGGTTCTGGTGGAATAAGCTATAATCAAGACAATAATCAGAATATCAGCTTTGAAGATAATAATAGCCAATGGTCTGAGTATGTTGATAGTAGGAATAGAGAAGAAGACAATACAGAAGAAAGTGATGATGATTATCAGTGTTTTTATGATGATAGAGACTTTCTTGGACCATCATTCAATATCAAGTCTTTTGGTGCAAACTACTCTCTTGCACAATTTCTTTCCATTGTTGAACAATCTCTTCTAAAGAGACTTGTATTCAACTTTAACTGGAGAATATCATTCAGGAATGGAATAACAGCAAGAACATTGTGGCTTGAATCAATTCTCACTTATGTTCCAACAGTAATATATCAGAATGATAAAAGAATTGCTGAGCTAACTGTAGACAAGAGTAAACATAATTATAAAGAGCTTCCTCTGTTTCAAGGCGGTATTGCAATTTATGAGAATAGGTTCAAATACTATTCCAATGAGATGATTCAATCTATAAAGGACAAGTCTTTACACTTAGACCCAGGTTCTTCTATTGTTCTGCCAGAAAAAATAACCATTTATGGTGATGAATACTTTACTTATGGTGACAACTTAAGAAAGGATATTCCAGGTGGTTGGGATAATCTTGTTCCATTTGGTGGTGTTCACTATACTCAAGACATTATTGATTACAGAAGTGGAACACTCAAGTTTCCAGATGATTTGCCAATGGTGAATGAGTATGGCCAGTTTTCTATACCAACAGTAAAAAGATTTATATCTGGACCTAAAGGAAAACTAGAACTTAGACTTTACACAACAGCTACCAAAAGAATACACATCAAAAATGGATCAAAAAGAGAATTAAATAAGAATAAAATCGAGTGCTTCTGCAAAAATGTTGTAAGGAATGCCCTTTATTGGTTTATTGTACCATCAACATTTCAATTTGCAGGATATTATGAATGGCCATTCTCTGGATTTGAGGATTATATTACCATTGATACAAAGACAGGAATTACAAGTGTAATTACCAAGTCTCATCAACTATTGTTTCCTGGAAGTAGTAGCTCTGGATTTGGAATCATATATGGTGGTGAATCTTCTCCAACAGAGGAATTGAAGATAAGACATGCCTTATTGAGTAATTTTCATAAAGACACACCAGAAGAACCACCTGCAAAGAATGCTATCATTGTTGGAAGGAATAAAAACACTGATCTAGGAACCAACAATAAGCTTCCTCATGAATCTGATGTATATTGGCACAAGTTATTACCACATGAACATGCAGAAAACCTATTTGCTATAGGAAATTATGGTGTTGATCATGGTTTTACAGGATTACCAGATGAATCACCAGACAAATACATAGCTTTTATTCCAGTGTCAAATAAGGAAGATTGTACTGTTGAGTGGTGGTATTCAGTTATGAAGGCAACAAAGTATGATCCTTCACCACATCTTGGATTCTATAAGTTTGATCAATCACTGTGTGCTAGAGGTTGGGATGATGTTCCCAATAGAAACCCATCTGCCAATCAGGGAACAATATCACTGTTGAATGATAACACATTATATGATGAGCTTGGTTTTTATCAACCTTTCAAATGCTATGGTTTTCATCCCACACTTACTAAAGCTTGGATTGATGTTCCTATTGTGAAAGATGGATTTGGTACTCATAAGCTGTTAGATAGTCTATTCCACCTATATGGTAGTGGAGAAAGTCCTACATCTAATGAGATTATTGTAGTAGAGCTTGTAAATAGACCAGAAGCATTCAATTTACCACTACCAGTGTTTAGAAAGTTTAATATGATGAACTCACAAACAGCTCTTCTAACTGCTGTTCTTGATAACAACACTATTTTCTCTCAACCTTTGTTCAACACTCTGAAGTTTGTTCTTGATAATAAGTTTTCTGACCTAAGTGTAAAGATGGAAAACCTAATACTTTCTCTCAAAGGAGATGAAGATAATCTTGGACCCAGAAAGTTCTATGCCAATAAAGAATATAAAGGATTCTATGATCTTGATGAAGAAACTCACAGTTTTGATGATGGTGGTGGAAATCCAGACTCTAATCCTTGTAGTGTTGAATCTTATTACCAGGAGTATTGTAATGAAACTCCATCTTTACCATGCAATCAAATGGCATTAATGTATAAGCTCTATGCCAAAGAAACAGAAGACTTGCATAATTCTTGTGATTGTACTCTCTTAACATCTTGTGCTATTATTCTTGCTTTAGACTTTAGTGACAGCAATTCTGGTCAATGTGTATATAAGACAGCTCACAATGGTTCAAGTTTCCTTGGTTCTCCTAATCCTTGTGGTGAAGAGAATGGAAACTATACAGCGGAAATGAGAGTAGTTGGAGACAACATTGTTGTATCTGTGTATAGAGGTGTTCAATATCTTGGTCAGCTAACCTATACTGGTGACATCACATTAGGAACAATACCTTTATCTGGAACATTACTAGACAGTAATTGCAATACTTCAGAATGGGTATTGCAAAAACATAGATGTTTATCTCCCAATAGCAACAATTATGTTCCATGTGATGGATGTGCACAACAACAATCCAGATGGTGCTTGGAAATTGAAGAGGGCAATCCATCTTATGTGGCTGATAATGAAGGAGAGAACAATGATTGCTTCAATGCTTATGAAATGTATGCAGTGGATTTTCAACCAACTTCTAATGTTCTATGTGCAGATGCAAATAACATTGAACACGGAGTTAATATTCATAACTACTGTGATTTTTCAATACTTCAATGTAATACTGCCACAACTGGAAAATCTGTTGTAATCTATAGAGTTCCAGAGACATGTGTATGGACAAGTAGATTCTTATACAGAGATGAAAATAAGAATAAGGAATACTTATATGGTGTTGTTTATATCTGCAACTGTCCTCACTACTTCATTGCTTTTGGTAGTAATGAGACATTTCTCCTTGCTCTTGTAAGAGGAGGAGCAAATAAGAACACTGCTCTTAATTTCAACATTGTTGCTTTCTGGTTTGGAGAGCACAATGGTGCACAGAGTTTTTCTCTTGAGTTGGTTCAAGTATTTGATGAGGCTTATAGTATGATTTTGCCTCCTTTTGTTGAATTGACTGCTATCAAAGGAATCAAAATTAATGACAATTCCTATGATCCAACTTCACCATACAAGTTTGCTGATCTTGTTGATGAAGTAGAAGTTACTCTTACAGGAGAAGATGGAATCTCAGTATTCTCAGAAACAATTATGCATTATCGACCTTCAATTTTCCCAATGCCTGTATTCATGACCTATCAGATTAGTGATGTATTTACCAAAGGAACTCAGGCTTATTTGAGTATGGAGTATGGTAAGAAGATTCCTTGCCCCAATGATCCATGTCCTGATCGTGGTAATGATCCTTGTGATCCAAGAATACTAATTCCTTGTGAAACAAAGCCAGAGGATTATGATGGTAATCCCTGTCTTCCAAATGATACAAGAAGCTCTCCTTATCGTACTAAAGATACTGGTTTTGCTTATTTCCCCAATATCTATGCTAAGGCAGATTGGATTTATGATGTTCTTTGGACACCATGTGAATTGATGGAATACTATGGTGTTGATTTATTCAACTGTAACAGCAATGAAAGAGGTTGCTGTGTTTACAGGAGAACATATTTACCTCTTCTGGAAGCAGAGTCTAATCATGAAATTAGAGGGGTTATAAGCTATAGAAGAGGATTTTACAATGTTGATGATGAAACATATAGGAGATTAACAGGACATTCATTCAAAGATACTCTTTTTTATAAGGTGATGCATGAAGTATTTGATATTGATCTCAACCAAAGCAACTTAAAGCCTGCTGTATTCAACCATGACAAAGTATTTGCTATATCTGAGTCTGTTTATCCTTGTTATAATAACGATTCTCTTACATCAAATCAAGTTGGTGAGTATTATCTTGTCAGCAACTCTAAGAAGATTGATGTATATGCTGAAACACCAATTGGAAGAACTATTGGACCTGATTATGAAGGTCCAGAAGGGAATAGACAAATTGATTTTCAAATGACTAATTTTGATAATCCATTCTTTATTAATCAAGTTAATTGTCCTCCTGGTGACATTGATTTTTACAATATACCAGCATATCCCTCTGCAATTGTAAAGAAGTGTAATGATGGAACATTGAAACTATTTATGGTAAAATATCCAGTTTATTCTTCTGATATTGGTGGCAATTACAATGTGTTTCCTAAGAGTGATTTTAGTTTTACAGGAAGTGGAGAAGAGTTGAAGGGAATTATGTCTTGTGTTTGTTCTAATACATTCATTGTTACTGACTTCTCTGCTGGATGGAATGGAGATAGAAGTGAGTGTATTAGTGTGTTGGATGGAAACAATAACCTAAATCTTGGTTGGACTTTATCTGGCAATAGTTATGAAGTGTCTGAAAAGATACAAATTATAAAATCTTTAGTTTCTAGAGGGCATTATGTTGATTGGACTCCATTCCAATATGATGATTTATCACAGATGATTAGCTCTTTAGACTTTATTACAGCTCAAGATTTGAGAGGTCCAGCAGTTAATGTGGTGAGAAAGATGTTGGATATTTATGGAAGAAATATACGAATAATATTGACTTTCCTGAGAAGAGTATTCAATACAGCATTTTTACCAGAAATTACTGACTGTGCCTTTGTTCCAGAGAACAGTTTGCCAGAGTCTATAGGCTTTTCTGGTGTTGATGTTAATACTCTTGCTCGTCTAATGGTGAGTGGCAATTGTAACCCATTCTGTTCTAAGGGAACATCAGATATGAATGTTTTCTGTAGTGATCCAACCTCAGAAGATGTGGTAATGATCAATGCTGCTGTAAGATTAGCAACATATTTCCACATTTATATGCCAGTAAACAGATATGAGACTTATCCATCCTTTGATATTGTCAGTTATGGACTAATGAGTCATGGAAGTCTTAGAGTCAAGATTCACAATGATTGGCCTTTGAGAGAGCAAGGAGGACAACAGTAATGCCTTTTCAGGAGAAGCACAAACTATTGGATGGTGATGTACACTATGATACACAGGAATATACCATATTGGAATATGGTGCTATTGTTATTGGATTGAGTGATTCCTTATGGGGAACTCTTCCTCCTCCAGGAATTAGTCTTTATCCTAATGCCTTGTATTATGAGGAGAAATCAAAATCTGTTATCTGGCAACCATATTTGATAAGATGGGGTACTGAGCAATACAAGTTATATGATGCCAGGAGTATATTTGTTGGTTCAATTGTGTATGATAACCAATTGGGAAAGATTCATCTTGAAAATGATCAGGATGAACCAGGACCACTAAAGTATTATGGTACAAGTGTTGATGGTGAAAAGGGTTGGTGGGATATAGAAATAGAGACTGGACTAGAGCCTGAGAACCACAATCTTTCTTCTAATCAATGGCATATTGATGTCAATGGTTCATTTCCTCCTCAAACAGGAAGAGCAATAACATCTTTTGGTAGTTTATGGACTTATGTTCAAGGTGATTATGATAGTGTTGGCTGTCCTTCTTATCTAGGTTTCTCTACAATCAATAATCAGGTAGAGTTTTTAGAATTGAGAGGAGAGAAACATATAGAGAAGAACAATACTTGTCAATTCCAATTGGTTGGTGATCCTTATCAAGTGAAAGCATATACCAATATCTTTGGTTTTGATTGTAATGCCCTTATGTATTATGGCACACTAAAAGGTAGAGATGATGGTTGGCATAGTTTACCAATGTATTTGTGTGATGATGGATCAGTAGAGAACTGGTGTAATACAAGTGTTGATAGTGGACAACCAAGTGTTTATAACAATCTTAATTATCCAGAGAATCCTGTCTATGTAGACAACCAGGGAGTAGAAGATCATTGTTTGAATCCTAATGACAACATATATAACCTTTGTGATACTATCAAGGGATGGGGATTTGGTGAACTTGGTGCTGATCCTGGTTGTGATATGGTTCTAGATTGTCCTTATGTTGATTACAAGGGACATATTCTAGAAACTACACTGGAATCTATTAGAAGAAAGTATGATAGACTTGTCTTATTTGCTGATAGAATTGGCTTTGATCTCATACCAGCAGAAACTATGGATGTTCCATTTGGTAGAGTTCGTTATCAGATTTCTGGTAGATTGAACTCTTTAGCTTCATTATTGGTTAAAGCAAATCTTATATATCAAGAAGTAGTTGTTCAACCTTCTCCTTCTGGATATTTAGTAGCTCCAGGACAATTTTATGATTATGCAAGACCAATAGTATTTTCTCAGACTATGTATGAACCATTTGTTGTTATACACCATGTAAAATATAATAAAGCCAGTGTAGAGAATGTACGAATAAAAGACTTTGGAATATCGAAATATTGAGGTGAGCTATGCCACAAGCAGCACCAAATAAACTGTTCAAAGACAATGACATAGACTTTGGTAATCTTATATTTCGTTCTATTCATAGCGATACCTTTACCAAAAGTAGTGCTTTTAGTGTTTTATCTGTTATTAGAAGTAGAGAATCACCATATGCTTCTAAGAAAGGATTTGTATTCTATACAAGATACCAGCATGTTAATAATATCCTTGTATCAGTGGGAGAAAGAGTAGTAGCAGGACAACAGATTGCTTCTATTGCTCCTTATGCAGCTAGTGAACCACATCTTCACTTTGTTATTTCAGACTCTGATGGACCATACAATTGGCAGGGACAAGAGTTACCAATTGGTGGTGTTGCTTTGTTTGTTGATGATTGGTTTGGGTTTCCTACAGATGGATCAAGAGTTGGTAAACCTGCTCATAGAAATGCTAACTTTCCTGAAGAGATTATTTCCTTTATTAGACAAAGATTCTACTTACCAGTAGAAGGTTCTGATTGGAAGATTATACTTTCTTCTCCATTTCACACTCTTTATGACTATTACGCAATTGACATAGAAAGGGCAAGCACCACTTCTCTTGGTGAACCAGTTTATGTGGCTTTTGGAGATGATAGAATTGAGAGTATTGTTGACTCTATAACACCAAACTGGGAAGCCTACAGTGTTCTTGTAAGGCACAGAATTAAACCAGAAGATGAAAAGGATGACGATAAATACTACTTCTGGGGTCCTGGAGGTTTTGTTGGTGTTATTCAACCAGATGCCAGTGAGTTATCTAATCTACCTTCAGATCAAGCTTTTGTATTGTCTCAATCTGCTGCTACTGGTAATAAAAGCAACTTGACACCAGAAGACTCAGAATATCCTATCACACCCTATTGCATATATACACAAAGCAACATTTATGGTAAAGGATTATTCAATAGAAAAATTGGTTGGTATCAACCAAGATTTGCTCTATTCAATGGAGAGATAGTACCAGATGAAGATAGAAGAGAGGAATCTGTAGAGAATCTTGGTTTACTGGAGGACAAAGTTTCTGGTTCTATTGTTGTGAGGCAAATTCCTTTACATGAATCCTGGTTCCAATTTACAGCAAAATATGGGTTGAAGTATCCAATTATTGTTGCTACTCTTGAGAATGATGTTTTACTTCCCAAACCAGGACAAATCTACTGTACTGATCCTAATGGTATAAAAGGATGGCACAATCCACAAGATTTCTTCAATGTTTATGTACATCCAATTATTCCTACTGGATTGGGAGAAGAGTGTAGCAATGATTTAGAAGCAGAAGCTCCATGTTACAACATGCATACAGATGTTCAAGAGAATCCAGACTCTCCAGTACCAGCAATTGTAGCAGGATTGGGAAACAAGTGGACTTATATTGGTCCAACAAAGCAATATCAATTGTTTAGTAATGAATCTGAGTGGGTTAATATACAGACTTATGGTAGTTTGACTACAGAAGAAAAGGATGGAAAAGTAACTCTTGTTAATGATGAAGATTCTGATGATACATTTTATGGTGGGAGAGAGAATAAACCCAAATGGGTAGAAATCCATGATTTGACTGGAGAAGAAGAGTCAGAAGAAGAAGGTGAAAAAAGTAGTGGTGAATCAGGAGGTGAAGGAGGGAGTAATCCAGACAATATAGGTACAACTCCAGGACAGAATCCTAGTCAAAAGTATAAACCTGGATTCAATGAGTTTGGTAATACAGTATGCAAACCTGTTGTCAATGTAAAAGACAGAGGAAAGTTTAGAGTTGTTGCTTATCGTTATTATCCTATTGGTTTCTTTGGTATTTCACCACCATACATATACTATAATGGTTGCACTGCTAAAGGAAGAGTATATGCAGATTATGATTTCCTATCAGAGTTTATTAGTACAGACTTTCAAGCATACAATGCAGAGCTAGATTGTGTAAGAAGCTCAGATTACTATAGCTATTGCAAGATAGCCAAGAGGAATTGGTTAGCTTCTTATCCACAATCATTTTCTATAAAAGCTCTAGTAAAAGGTGCTTCCTATAATCTGGTTCCACAGAATTATAACAATAGAGCAGTAATTGGGCACATAGTAACACTTGGTAACAGAACATGCAAAGACCTAACAATTGGTTCTGGATACTTGTGTTTTAAGAGAGTTTCTGGTTCTTGTAATATCAATGTTATATTGACAATGAAAGCATCTAATGGAAAGATTGTTGTATATGAATTACAGCCAGAACCTATTAGTAATCCTCAGTATGATTATCAGCTTATTATTAGACCAAAGATGTTTCACTTTATGGAAATATCTGTTGTACCAGAAGGTTGTGATGTAAGAGTAGAAGGAAAGTTCTTCATATATACATTGACAAGAGAGGAATTAGGGCCATGACAGTACCACAAAACAATAGATACCAGCAAACACCAAGAAGTATGGTAAGAGCTGGTATTAGTACATATTTCCCTGATGATGCAAAACCATATGAACTCTTATTTGCAGAGGATGAAGGATGTTTGTATATCTATGTTCCAAAGTATGGATTTCAGAAGATAGGGTGTTTTGATATACAAGCTGCACTAGAGGAACAGAGAGAAAGACCAGTTCCTTCTTCACAACCATCATCTCAACCATCTTCACAACCAGAACCTGGTTCTCAACCACCAGAACAACCACCACCTGAATCTTATTGTGCAGTAATGGAAGATGGTACTGGAAGAATTGATGTTGATTGTAAGCTTACTGGATATATTAGGTTTGGCAATATAAATGATGCTACAGCATTTGAATTTGTTATCTGTTTGACTTATAACCCTGATTTTGGTTATTGGTATGGTCAGTATGATGTTAGCAGATTAATGAGTGGTTATATAGTTCCTGGATGCAATAATTGGCAATTCTATTTTTATACAGATGGAAGAATGAGAATTGTGTTTGGTAATAATTCTAGTATTGTTAAGAACAACTTTTATAGCTTTGGTACAAGAGAATTGTGGACTTATAATTTTCGTTATTTCTCTGATGAGCTTTATAGTGCTAATTTTCTTAGCAATTGTATGGTAAGAGAAAAAGCATTTTTTGATAATGGAGTTTTTCAGGATTGGGGCATAGACGCAAGAATTGAAAATACAACAACTGGTTGTGATGATTATGAATCTTCAGAAGATTATTATAATTGTGATGCTATACCAGAGGTTCATATTAATGAGATTAATTTTCGTTGTAAAATACTTGATCAATATGGTATGCCAATTTGTAATCTTGTTCCTGTTGATGCCACTTCTCCTGATGGAGTGAAGAGTTTTACTGGCAAACTATCAACACATCTTCTCTTTTATCCCTATTGGACATATCAACATTACTGCTATGATACAAACACATCAAATACAAGATTTTATGAGACATATTCTATATATACACAGAACATTGAGTGTGTCAATAACTATCTGAATGAGTTGTATGCAAGGAAACAATTGTCTGTAGAAGACTATAGATTTGATCTTTGTAACCCTATTGTTCTTTATTGGAGAGAAGATTATGGATATTGGATAAGTAAACCATTTTATAGGTTTTCTATTCTTTCCAATAGAAAGCAAGATATTTATGTCATAGTTACTGGTATTTTTGTTATGAGGAGAAATCTTCAGGTTTATATAATACCAATCAATTGGTCTATTATTCCAGACAATCAGAGTATTAAGAATGATCCTTTTCTTCCTCTTGATAATTCCTGTGATATTTTGGATAAGCAATTCATAGATGATTATATAACTAGGCTAATAAGATATTATGCATATCGTTACACAGATCATTTTGTAGTCAATAATTCCAATCTAGTTATTGACATGAATATGTATAGAAGAGTTGGTCCAGAGTATCCAATTGGATATTACAATCATTTTGGTTTTATAGTTGATCCTTGTAATCTTTCTACACCAAATATACCTCATGATATAAGCCACAACATACCTCATGATTTACCAGATGTAATTCCATTTGATTTTCTTCCTCATGATATTGATCTGTATTACAGTCATCATAATATACAACCATGTGAAATACTTCTAAGTGTTTATATTACTAAAACAGTCGATCAGGAGGGCACATATAAACATTCAAGAGACAATGTAGTTATGAGTTGGGACTCTAGTACAAAGGAATGGGTGTATAGTGATTACACACAGAAAGCATATAATACACAGTGCAACTATTATGAGATAAGAGCAAAAGGTACTTATAATAATGGAGTAGTTGATATAACCATCAAGATTACATTTGATGGAAGAACTATAGAACAAACATTTTCCAAGATGCTTAATGAAGCATTCTTTATTGTCTGGGATTTCACATATCCAGATTTGTTTCCTAGTGATTGTAATACAGGAAATTATTTCTTAGTTGCTGGAAGAATAACACTGAGTGATCAAGGAAAATGCATATATATTGATCCTACTTCATCAAATCAGGGTGGTTCATCAGGTAATAATCCTTGTAAATCTGGATGTAGAGATGAGATGGATGAAGATGAAGACTATAACACTGATCCATCTAGAGTATGTGCAAGAATGACTGATGGTACTGACAGATATGATGGTGATTGTGCAGTAATGGCCAAATATAATGTCTGGTATATAGATGGAACAAGAGGAGAACCATATAAGAGGAAGTTGTTGTGGAATCCAACAGCAAGAACTTGGGCAAGAGACTTTGCAATTCAAGAGATTCCTTGTGGTTCATCATCTGGTGGTTTGATTGCTTCTAGTAAAAGAATGATCTTCTCCACTTCTGGTGTTATAAGGATTCGATGGAAGAGTGATTTGGTCACTACTCATACACCACAAAAAACTGTTGGTAGTGGAAACACATGGAGATATTACTACTTTATTGAAGTTCCAATAGGGTGTTTATCTGGAAGAAATACTTCAGGATTATCGGCAAGATATATGGAAGTGCTTGTATATAACAATGTGTAATAATGAAATGAATTGGATACATGATGAAACAGAAGCAGAGATTGATGAGATAGAAGAGATTGTTGACACTCTTCTACATGATTGGGATTTTGATTAATGATTTATGGTGTATCGTGAAAGGTGTATGAAGCATCGTGAGAGGTATATGAAAAAGGACGACGCTACACACCACACATAGCGTCGTTGTCTATACTCCGCCAGCCTATGCTGGACTGCTGCTCTGACATCCTTCTCAGGCAGCTGTTCCCAGGCAGCTGTTCATCGACTGCCCTCACCAGTGCCCTCACCAGGATCATCCTTCGCCAACAGGCTCAGCAACTCCCACGGCTCTCCGAAATGAGCCTTGCCTGAGCTGTCCAGGACTTTCCACAGCCCGTTTCGCTGGTTATATGTAAGCAGCCCCCTATAGCCATCAGTACCCCAGACATGCCAGCTGCTGCTGTCTGAACGCTCGACAGTCAAGCCGAGCAACGCTGCCATCTGGATTACTTTATTGTGCCTCTCTTGCCTCGTCTTACCAGTCAGACGCATAGTAGTGCCTCCGGATTAGGTTAAAAGGAAGGGAGGCCATCCATGGCCAATATGTTACTGCTACTGCCGTCATTCAGTCGTCAAATTGTTGGTTTCTGCAGCGCAATCAACTGCTGGTACTTCAGGTTGTTAC